TGCCATGCCGCCCACCGGCGGCAGCGGGCGCACCGGATTCCAGGGCACATCCGCGGCGAACAGCTTCACCAGCGGCCGACCGGCAGTATGGCGCTCCAGCCGGTTCTCCAGCTCACGGGCCAGGCGGTAGGCCGGCCCCGGGCGCAGATAGCGCTGCACGTGGGGCTGCTGGCTCTCATGCAGCCGCTGGGTGTGGCGCGCCTCCCACTTGAAGCCCTTGCCCATCCACAGCAGCCGCTGGCTAACCGGAATCTGCCGGCTGCGCAGCGCGAAGCGCGGCAGGCGCTTCATGTTGCGACGGTAGCGCAGCACCATCCAGGCCTGCCGAGCCCGCCACAGCCCGAAGGCGGCAAAGCCCGCCGCCATGCCGTAGCCCACGCTGGGCGACAGGGCTAGGGACCAGGGCGCCATGATGCAGAGTACCGCACAGGCCAGGCAGACCAGGGCGGTGTTGAGCTCTACCGCCGGGCGCAGCAGCGCCTCCAGGGGGTGTGTCTGGTTCATTGCGCGCTCCTATTGCTCCAGCCCCTGAGCCGACACCAGCACCGGGTAGTGGGCCAGGCCCAGCCGCTGGGCAAGGTCGTCACCCGGCGTGGGGCGCAGCTCGAGCCCCGGTGCCGCCTCGCGCAGGCGCTCAAGCCCCTCGGGCGTGGCCACCTCGACGATCAATCCCACCGCGTTGAGCTCACGCAGGGTCTCCCCGCGGGCCTCCAGCCAGCGCAGCGACAGCGCATCGTCACCGACCAGGAAGAAGGGCGTCATGCGGCTAGGCAGCTCCAGTGGACGAAAGCGCACCTCGCCGGGCGATAACCGCTCGCTGGTCACCGGCAGCATATCCGCCTCGCTGAACGGCACCGGCGCACGCGTATCCGGGGTATAGCCCTCCTCCTCCGGCACGTCGGCCATGCCGATGGCCACGAAGTAGGGGCGGGCCGGCTCGCCGCCATGATCGGCGAGCACCTCCAGGGCAGGCCGCTCGGCCGGGGACATGCTCGGCATCTTTTCCGCCTGGGCGCCGGCGGCAAGCAACGCGAAGAGCCCACTGACCAAGGCGGGTAAAGCTCGGCAGCGACGGTCACGCATCAGGCACCTCCCCCGACGTATCTTCACCGCACTCCCCCAGGTACTCCTCCCAGGAGCCATGGGCCTCTTCATGGCAGTAGTCCATTGGCGGCTCGATCTCGCGGGGCTCGCGCCAGGCCGGTGCCCCGCAGTAAGGGCAACGATAGGGGGCAGAGTGAATCATCGATGGAACCTCCCTTAGTTAGCCGCCAGCTGCCGCTGGCGAGACGTTTTCAGCCGCTCGAGCTCAGTGGCAACGATGCGGCGGTAGCGGGCCGCCGGCTCTCCCCCAGCAGGACGGTGGTAGCGCCCGGCCGCCTGCACCCAGTCGCCGGTGGCATCGAAGTGGCCGCGCAGCAGGCGGGCCGCCTCCTCCAGGTTGGCGTAGGGATTCAGGGCATCACAGGGATGGGAAAAGCGCTTGCCGGCGCCGAACAGCTGCGGCTGCCAGCGCACGTTAAGCTGGGTGATCCCCACGTCTACGAGGCGGATCTCCTCGAGAGCCAGCAGCAAGGCGTCGCAGGCGGCCTCACGGGTCGCGAACTGGAAGCCCTCCCCCGCCACGTTCAGGGTCCAGGGCCAGGGCCGGCGCCCCACCTTCAAGCTGACTACCGATTCCGCCGTGGCCACTGCATAGAGCACTTCTGGCGGGACCTGGTGCAGGCTTGCGGCGTCGAAGTACGCAGGCGGTACTACGGTGGCATTCGCCAGCGATGACAACACCGCCAGGCTGCAGCCGAAGGCACAGCCCATCACCATGCGCCGATACGCTTTCAGCCCCCATATCGTCGCCCTCATCTCGGGTAGACCTGAGGCAGCGACCCCACGGCGATGCCACGCTCGGGGTCCGACTGTCCGTGATTCAGGGTAATGTCGCGTGCGCGCACGCGGTCGGCCGGCACACCCACACGTCGCGCCCAATCACGTATCACCGAATCGTCGCCGTCACTGTCGAGCACGAAGATGTCCATCTGCGTGCCCTGGGCCAACAGCTCGCGGACGGTGCTGTCACAACGCTCGCAGTCGTTCACTGCCACATGCACCGTCAAGCGCGCCTGAAGTGCACCTTCATCGGTGAAGTGAAAGGCATTGCGTGGCCTAAGCGTGAACTCATCCACCGGCATCTCGTTGGGGTAGAGGCGCTGCCAAGCCGCGTCATAGGCCCGCTGGAACGCCAGCTCGCGCTCGGTGCGGGCGCGTTCCACCTGTACCAGCAGCTCCGCATAGCGGCGGCGCTCCTCGGCGCTGCGCGCCTCGACGCCGAGTGCGGTGATGGGATCCAGGTTGGGCGACCAGACGCCCCGTGGCCCCTCCATCAGCGCCTCGTAGCGCTCCCAATCGCGCTCGGTCAGCCTCCAGGCCTCGGCCTGCTCCGTGCGCGTGCGAGTCCGCTCGCTCTCGAGCATCCGCTGCGCCTCCTGAATCACGGCGGAGGCATCGAGGCGGCTCTCCGGGGTGGTCTGGGCAGCGGCCTGGCTGGCCAGCAGCGTCATGGCAAGGGTCATTGTCACAACCGGCAAGACAGCAGGTTTCTTGGTGATCATCGCGAGATCTCCGGTGGCCTCAAGGAATCTGGACGTCGACCGAACGGCCATGGCGACTGAAGACGGCATGGGTGCCTCGGATCCTCGTCAGTTCCCAGCCATCCTGACGATCCCCGACTCCCAGCAGATGGACATCACGCAGGCTGGACTGACCGTTGGGCGAAACGCCCACGTAGGGGCGCCCGCCCCGGGACTCGACGCCAGTAACCTGGAACGGGGGCGACGGCGGAGCCGCTGGCCGCGGTGCCTGGCGGGCAGGTGCGGGGCGTGACGCCGCCTGTCGGCTCTGCTCTAGGCGCTCCTCCAGCATCTGGATCTGCTCGTTCTGGGCGGTAACACGCAGGTTGAGCTCGCCATCCAGGTGGCTCAGCGCCTTGGCCAGCTCGGCCAGGCGGAGCTCAAGCGGATCCCGCTGTTCCAGCTGCGCCTGTACGGCGGTGATGGCGGCGGCATTCTCCTGCTCTCGCTGCTCGGCTCGCTCGAGACGCTGATCCAGCTCCGTTAGGCGCTGCTCCAGCGCCCCCTGCTTTGATTCCACTCGTGACAGGCTCTCATCCAGGGGCCGCAACGCCTGCTGAATCTGGGACTGCACTAAGGATTCCACCGGAACCTCGTCGGGAACCGGTCTCACCAGCAGGGCCCCTGACACCACGGCGCCGACCAGGCTGACCGCCAGCAGGCCATAGAGGGCCTTCCTGCTGCCCTTCCCTGCTCCTCGCTTACCGCGGTGCTTCGCAGAGGAGGCAGGACCAATCGGCTTTTGGTCTGGCGACAGCTCGGTGGGCTCACTCATCGCTCACCTCCGCCACCGTCACGCTGCTCTCGTCACGGCTGTCGTCGCCGTGCCCCGGCGCATAGCGGATATCCCGCACCTGGTAGCAGACCTCTCTGGCCACCGGGTCGACCTCCAGCTCCCAGGCGTCTCCGCCCAGCACCTGGAGGGCTTCGCGCAGCGGCATGGGGCCCAACCGGTAGTGGGCCGCCGGCAGCGGCTTGCGGTAGAGGGTGCGCTGGGCGGGACCTGGCGCGGGGCAGAGCGAATAGCCGGTATGACGCAGGGTGTGATGGAGCGCATCCTCCACGGTGGTGGTCATGGATGCCGGAATGCGCACGTCGATGGTCTGCTCCAGGAGGTAGCGCTGACCCAGCGAGGCCTGAGTGGCCACCAGCTGGTAACGCCCGGTGCGAATGACCTCAACGGAGGGCAGTTCGTCGCTGTAAATGTCCGGAGTCACGGCCTCGGTCATCGGCGGGTTGGGGCCGGTGACCACGGCCCGATGCCGCTCGCCGTCTACGTCGAAGTACGGCAGCGAAAGCACCAGAGAGTCGGCGTTCGAGGGTTCGGGAGCTTGTTGCGGCTGATGCGCACAGCCCGCCAGCAGCGTGGTGGCGATCAGCGCAGCGGTCGAGAGGGTGGAAAGGTTGAGCATGCGTTGCCTCAAGGGGTCCATTCAATGGCGTTGAGGCAGGAGGTTCTCGGGTTTGCGGGGGCGGGTCGATTGGAAAGCGTAATCAGGCGGGGAAACGAAAAACGCCCCGGAATGGGGCGTTCTTCGCAGGTTGGGAATCGTCAGTGCCGAGGCATGACGTGGCGGGGTCACTCCCCGCCAGGGTAGGGTCGATCGAAGCGCTGTGGATCAGTGCATGGCCGGCGAATCGAAGGAGCCGGCCGCTTCTCCCGCGTGGGCAGCAGCGTAGCTGTTGTCGGCTTCAGGCGGCTCCGCTGAGGCAGCGGATCTGACGTTGCTGGCACCCGGCTCGTCGCGGGGGGGCGCCTGGTAAACCATCTCGCCGTTCACCTTGATCCAGCTGATGAACAGCAGGCGGGCCTTGAGACTAACGCCGGTCTGGCCAGCCTTGTCGCCCTTGGAGTAGACGAAGGTGTCCGTCCAGAGGTCGCCCAGCTTGAAGCCCACCAGCACCTTGCGGCCCTGGTACACCGCCTGACGGCAGCGTTTGACGAGCACTTCGGCATCGCGGCCGCTGATTCGGCAGTCGAAGCGAGTGTAGCCTACATCGTCTGCGGGGCCATTCAGGGCCGCGATATCGCATGCCCAGAACGCTTCCCCACGCTTCGGTTTCACCTGCCGGATTCGGTTGAGGTAGCCCAGGCCGGTGATATGCAGGTCGAAGAAGCCAGTGGTGGCACTTTGGTGAGTAGTGGTCTTCATGTGTGTCTCCTCGGTGGATACAAATGAGCCCCAGGGAAACACTTCGCCCCCTCAGGGAAGTCGAATGGCTTCCCCGGTGGGCGGTAGATTCAGGCGTTGGCTCAGGTCATCAGCACGCAGTGGTGCCGAGAGCCGGCCAGAGTAGTTTTGCAGCAGTCGCAGGACGCCGTTGAGAACTCTTCGTCTCGCTCGCTATCGCCGACGGCTATGTAACTCTCGTCGCGCTGCGCTGCCGCAATGGAGAGACGCACCTCCCGCTCGCGGGCGGCTGCGCTCTCTTCATCCAGGAAGTGATCCAGCCCGGTGGCATCGTCATTAGCGATGATCATCAGGCAGTCGGCGCAGACCATGAAGTGGTCGTCAACAATCGTGGCCATGGGGCATTCCTCCAGATTCCAGGGGTCCGCCCCCCTGGGGAGGCATCTCCCCGAATGGGTGGTAGCAGTGGCATCCAGCCCTGGCGGGCGGCCTCGTCTCGGGATGCTCGAGGCCTTGGGAAATGGCGTGCCGCCAAGCGGCGCACCCTTGAAACGCCTGGGTGCCTGTGGTGTCTCGGTTGGAGCCGGTCGAGACCACCGGGCCGCCAGCGGCGGCACTTGCACACTGGGAGGCTGCCCGTCAGCTCGGCAGCATCTCCTCGATATCCTCACTCGCAAGACGCGGCACGCCACGTCTTGGGATTGAAGACCATAGAGGGCATCAACAGGGTCGTCGCCGTATCGACAAGTATCAGGATGTCCGCCATGCAACTGGAGCCAAGGCATGTCCCTCGTTGCCATGCTTCGCTCACGGTGGCACCCGAATCTCTTCGCGGACGCATTCGGTCGATCAAGCACAGATCCCTGTACAAAGGGCTCCCGTTGGTGATGCGGCGGGCTCCGCAGAAGGGCAGGCGTTTCCAGCATGGAAACGTCAACCGGCCTGCCCACTACCCTGGATCAAGGTAGCCGGCAGGCCGGTCGTCGTATGAGATAGGTGGCCAACCAACCAAGCTGGCCTGGGACTAATGAACCTCGAACCCCGACTGTTGATGATGCAGTGTGAGCCGTATAGGCGGGATGGGGCGTACTCGTCTCGCGAGGTGCGAATACTTTGGGGGATTGAGCGTTGGCGCTCAAAGGGCGTTGCGTGATGACCGTCAGCAACCAACGGGGTACGGCTCTCATTATTGAGCCTACCCCTCTTAGGGTCAAGATGATGACGCCTTGCGCCGGCTACCGACGTCTTTTCCTGGCGTCTTTCTCTTCGGCTGAGGCATCGTCACCGTGGACGCTCGCGCATGCTGCACCAGCTTCTCCACCATGCCGGCCTGACGGCCCATGAACTCCTGCAGCGCCAGGCGTCCTGCCGCAACGTCATCCAGCGCCTGCTCCCAGAGCGCCGTCATGCCGGGGTTGGTGATGACGGAAGGCAGCACATCGATCAGCTGCTGCCCGGTCGGCGTCGAGACCAGGGCACGCTTCTGCCGCTTGATGAAGCCCCGCTTCAGCAGCGTCTCGATGATACCCGCCCGCGTTGCCTCGGTGCCGATCCCGGCCGTCTCCTTGAGACGCACCTTCAGGCGCTCGTCGGTCACGAACCGAGCGGCATGCTTCATGGCAGCGATCAGGGTACCCTCGGTGAAGGGCTTGGGTGGTGTCGTCTGCTTGTCCAGCACTTCAAGCTGCCGGGCCTGGCAGCACTCCCCTTCGCTAAGCGACGGCAGCGGAGGCGCTTCCCGCTCCTCCTCACCCTCCTCTCCAACCGCCGCCCGGGGAAAGAGTTCGCGCCACCCTTCCACACGCACCTGCCGCCCTGAGGCCACAAACGCTTCGCCCTCCAGGTCCACTCGCAGATCGGTCCGATCATACTCGTGATCCGGCAGAAACTGGGCCAGGTAGTGGCGACGAATCAGGTCGTAGACGTTGCGCTCAGCATCATTCAGCTTGGTCAGGTCGCAGGCTGACGTCGGGATGATGCCGTGGTGTGCGGTAATCTTGCTGTCGTTCCAGACACGGCTCTTGCGGCTCGTGTCCAGGCGCTGGCGAAGCGCCGACAGCGCCTCGTCCGAGTGCAGAAGCAACGTCACGATGCGCTCGACATCCTCGTACTGCGACTCCGGCAGATACCGGCAGTCGGTTCGCGGGTAGCTGGTCGCCTTGTGGACTTCGTAGAGCGCCTGGGCGATATCCAGTACCTGCTGGGCACCGTAACCAAAGCGGCGCGAAGCCTCCTGCTGCAGCGATGACAGGTCCATCACCAGTGGCGCCGCCTCCTTCTTGCGGCTCGTCTCGAGGTGGCTGACACGCCCCTGCTGCCCGGTGACTCGCTGAGCCAGCGACCGGGCGGCTTCCTCGCTGATGCAGCGCCCCACGGCGTCCTGGATCGAGGCATCACTCGGCCGCCACCTCGCCTGAAAGGTCCCGCTCGACGCCTGCAGATGCGCCACGACTTCCCAGAAGGGCTGGGGAACGAAGTTGGCAATCTCCCGGTCGCGATCCACAACCAGGCGCAGTGCAGGCGTCTGCACACGTCCCACCGAGAGTACTCCCTGATGGCCCTGTCGCTGGGCCAGTACCGTATAGGCCCGGGTCAGGTTCATCCCGACCAGCCAATCGGCCCGGCTACGCCCAAGGCCAGCCAGATATAGCGGGTAAGTCGCCTCGCCGGGCCTGATGCCGGCCAGGGCCTTGCGGATCGAGGCATCATCTAGGGCCGAGAGCCACAAGCGGGTGACCTTCCCCCGATAGCCGCAGTGATCCAAGATTTCGCGGGCGATGGTTTCCCCTTCCCGGTCGGCATCGGTGGCCACTACCACCTCGGTCGCCTGGCCCAGCAGCTTCTTCACCACCCCGAACTGCTTGCGGCCGCTCTTCTTGATCTCCATCTTCCAAGTCGAAGGCAGAATCGGCAGCGCCTCCAGCGACCAGCGCTTGAGCGCCTGGTCGTACTGCTCCGGCGGGGCCTGCTCGAGCAGATGCCCGAACCCCCAGGTCACGACACACCCCTCGCCCTTCAGAAAGCCCTCACTGCGCTGGCCGGCACCGATCACGCGGGCAATATCTCGGGCCTGCGAAGGCTTCTCGCATAGGAATAGACGCATTGACACACCTCCCTCATAAGCATGGAGGGCAGCATGGCAAGGTAGTGGGAGGGAGCGAAGCAAGAAAGGGAACGATAGTAAAACGGCTTTGCATTGACGCCTTTAAGAGCTGGCCATCAGATCGGCGACGTCAATGACGTCGCCCAGGAGGAGCAACATCTGGGTGCCGTTAGAGCCGGCACCTCTGACGATGGGCTGAGGTAGTGCATGGCCACACAGCGCCCCCTAGCCTTCCTGGCGCTCCTCCGGGGTGCTGGCATGTTGCTCCACAAGCTGCTGATGGCTATGAGGGGCATCCATGATTACCTGAGCCACCCGGTGAGGTAAGATAGCGACCCGGTCTGCCTGTACCTTGAACGCCGTGCGCGTCTCGCCGTTCTGCTCCCAGCTGTCCTGAACCATCTTGCCCACTACTACAATCCGCATGCCCCGCTGGTACAGTCGCGACCAGCGCTCGGCATCACGGTGCCACCACTCCACATCGGCCCAGAAGCCACCACGATCCACGATCTCTCCGTCCTTGGGGACCAGGTTATCGAATCGCACATTGAGCCTGAGCAGCGTGCGGGGCGGCTGGTTCTCACGCACGGGGAAGGTCCGCACCTCCGGATCGCTGCCGATATTCCCCTCACCGTAGAAGCGTGTGCCCATAAGTCTCCTCCTTGGTCGTTATCGCTGAAATGAGACGGCATGCTCGATATCGGCCAGCGCCTTGCCGATTCGCTTGATCGACCAGTTGATCGTGGCCGCCTTGGCATTGAACACGCAGCGCTGCACCTCGAGATCGATGACGGACTGCCGTATCGCCTCTGATATGTCGTCGCGAGCCAGGAACGTTTCCAGCAGCCAAAGCCCCATGCTTCTCTGCCTGTTATCGCGCCACTGCAGTGTTCTGGCAGGGACGCCTGATTTACCCCATGGGGTCAGCCAGAGGTCGGTCGACTTCAGCAAGCCCCCATTCGCCTGCGAGGCTATATCGATCGCCTCTTGCCGCGCCGCTCTTGCCGACTCCTCCAGCTCGTCACGGAGCCTAATCAGCTCCCCCTTACCCTTAAAGGGTTTTAAAAAACCCTTTGCGTAGCTCTTGAATGCGTCGTTGCCATAGCTATTAGATGCGGTATCCAAGCTGCCCCCTCACGCACTTGCCGTGATGCCACTGGCATCACCTCGAAGTCCTCTTCGACATCGCCGCCCAAGTGATGCCACTGGCATCACCTCGAAATCCTCTCCGGCATCGCCGCCCAAGTGATGCCACTGGCATCACCTCGAAGACCTCCTCGGCACCGCCGCCCAAGTGATGCCACTGGCATCACCTCGAAGACCTCCTCGGCACCGCCGCCCAAGTGATGCCACTGGCATCACCTCGAAATCCTCTCCGGCATCGCCGCCCAAGTGATGCCACTGGCATCACCTCGAAGACCTCCTCGGCACCGCCGCCCAAGTGATGCCACTGGCATCACCTCGAAGACCTCCTCGGCATCGCCGGCCAAGTGATGCCACTGGCATCACCCCAGAGGACTCCTCGGCACCGCTGCCCAGGTGATTCCAGTGGAATCACGTCGAGGGAGCGTCTCCTGGCTCCCCAGCGGAAGGCGGTGAGTCTCCTTTCGACTCGCCTTCGCCACTGGCCACCCGGGAATCCGCCGGCTTGGCAATCGGCGGTGCAAACTCGCTGCGCCGTTTGCCGGAGAGCACATCGTCAGGCAGTGCACCGAACTTCTCGATGGCATTTCGGGCCTTGGCATTGTTGGCGGCAAAGTCGTCCCTGGTGGCGCCGCTGAAGCCGGGGTACTTCTGGGTGCTCGCGCAAAGGCTGCGCAGGAGGTGACCACCCACCCGGACGTACTCCTCCATCTGTCGACGGCCAATCAGGGCAATATGGTGGGCGAGCATGACGCGCCTGACGAACCGGTCGAAGTCGATCAGCAGGCGCAGGGCGAGCCAGCCGTGCTGGCCGCCGGTATAGACGGGAATCTTGAGGGGCTGCTGGTTGAGGTTCTCTTCCACGTCCAGCTCTGGCGGCAGCTGAGCCAGCAGGCTATCCAACTCCTGGAGGCGCTGGTCCAGCTGAGTTCGCGTCTCGGCAAGCTTGGCATCCAGCTGCAGCAGCCAGTGATCCGCGTATGGGTCATCCTTGGCGGCGTTCTGCTTGATCGCGCCGCAGATCAGCAGGAACTGCCGCATACCGATTATCTGCGGACGTCCTGTCTCGACGCCTCGTCCCTTCCAGATCCGTGCGGCGTGGTGGGTATGAAGCGTCAGCTCGATCTTGCTGCGCAGTGCTCCCAAGCGATCAACGGCCATGTCGCGTTGCCCTCATGCTGATGTGTGTCCGCGGTACGGCAGGCACTGTCAATCAGTTGAGGTGGGCAAGACAGGGGAATCGTTAATGGCCGCTGAGTGGGTTTTCCCCGCCTTATGGCCACAAACCCAGCGAGCGCAGACACTGCTCTCGGGCTGCTTGGGCTACCTCGGGCGAGGTGGTACTCGGCTCGGCACTCGACGGCTCCGCTGTCTGGTAAGAGGACGGTGACACGCTTCGAGCTGCCGGCCGCTTGGTGGCAGGGGGAATCCCCTGTGGTGCCCTTCCCGCCCGACGCTCCGCCTGAGCCTGGGCATAGCCGGTCGCCACGAACTCGCCGCCGATGGCTCGCTTGACCAGCCCTCGCAGGAAGCCCTTGGGGTTTCGCACCGAGCCACCGCTCATGCGCCCTGCCGCTTCGTCGAGAATCGCCTGCTGGGTGTCTCCGGCCAGGTCCGCCATGAGGAGCTGAGTGGCCTGACGCTCGCTCTCATCCATCGCGAGACATGCCGGCCAGTGCAGGTTCACGGCTGGGTTACCTGTAGGTTTTACACAGTGTGAAGTACGTACTGTACGGGAAGAACTGCCCGAGTTTTCATCGAGAACCGCCTCGACAGCCCGGTAAGCCTTTGATTCCATACTTAGTTCTCTCTGGAAACCAGGGCAGTTCTCTCGGCTCACTCGGCCGGGTTCTCGCTGAGAACTCGGCTGCCTGCCCTGGTTTTTGCCCTGGTTCTTCTGCTCAATCGCGGCGGAGAACTGGGCAGAATCATACCTGGCAGGCGACCGGCGCTGGGCCTGCCTGGACCGAGAGGCCATGGTATCGAGACGCGTCGGCAGCTCATGCAGGGCCCCGGCTTCCTGGAGCTCCTCGAGCACCATGGTAGCGACGGCCTTAACCACCTTGTTCTGATGATCCAGGCAACGACACACGTACTCCACGTAGTCTGCATCCAGCACCGAAGCTTCTGCGGGCGAGAGCGGCTCGTCGTGCAAGATATAGACGTTGCCGATAATGCGGCCGTTCTGCGCGTTGCGCGCCCGGTGACCGAGACTGACCCAGCGGGTCAGACGAAGCACAGCGATAACGCGGGCGACCGTGGCCCTCGACGCCTTCTGGCCCGGCGCCCCCCGCAGCAAGGGCTGCAGTTCGTCGTAGGTCGGCACCGCGGTGGTTCGGTCCGGATTGACCAGCATGCGCATCATCTGCCAGCCAAGCTTGTCGACGTGCCCGAGGCGCGGATCCAGCAGCAGAGACCGCGGCACGGTCTCATGGGGGTTCCCGAAAAACAGCAATCCATCAAGGTCCGAATGTGCGGCCTCGCCGTTCTCAACGGCAGGCGCCGGTGGGTCACCCCGGCGCTGGGTCATCTCGGAAGCCGCCTGGCCAATCAAGCGATCCAGCCCCTGCCGCGTGGCATCGCGCAGCTGCACCATCACCGCTCTCCTTCAGGTGACGCCCACTCTTCGGCCGGTGGCGCCGTGCGCGGCTGGCCGGGGTCGACCCACTGCTTGACCAGGTGCCACACCACCGCCAACGGAATGTCGGTTTCCTCGGCGAGGGTAACCATGCCCTGCAGGTCGTCGGTTGCCTTGGGGTCCAGGGCGATATGCTGCCAGCGCTCCCAGGCATCATGCTCTGCCTGCTCCGACGGCATCGCCAGCCGCCCCTGGCGCGGTGCAATGCCCAGCAGCTGACGGCGCGTCGAGCAGTCGTTGCCGGTCAGGCCGAAGAACGCTCCCATCATGCTGACGCTGGCCCCCAACCTCAGGCAGCGATCGATCAGGGTCTCGCGATCCTGGTCACGATCGATGCGCGCCAGAACGCCGCGTAGTGCGGCGTGATCCACCGAGAAACGCGCTACCACTGGCCCTGCACAGGCCAGCGAGTCGATATCGCTCGCTCTCAGCCGCCGCAGGGTACGCAGCTCATCCTCACTGAAGCCGAGAGCCAGCGCACGACGCATGTTGCCCTCACGAAGAAACCCCATGACCTGGCTGAGCAGCGCCTGATTCAGGTTGGCGGAAGAAGAGCTCATGACTGGGCCTCCTGTTGTCCCTGCAGGTGTTCACGAAGGCGGCGAATCAGCCGCACCAGACGGAAAAAACGAAGCAGTACCGCATCGTCCCAGGCACTCTCAGTGCCCTCTTCCCGATGGGTGCCCAGCAGCGCTCCCCACAGGGTGGCATCGGCGGGGTACTCGGGATTGAGCTCGCCGCGCAGGCTGGCCAGCGCCTGCCAGGCGAAGCGGGCACGGCGGTCGGACGCCTCGGGCAGCGGGTTGAGGTCGAAACCGATGCCGTCATCGTCGGCGATCACCACGTCGCTGCCGCCGAAGCCGCCCCAGCGGGCGATGACCTGCACCAGTTCCCGGATACGAATACGCAGTGAGCGAGGCTCATCCTCGACGCCTTCGATAAACCAGACGTCGGCAATGGGCGGGGTGGTCTCACCGGAGAGCACCGGTGCTGCCAGGGGGGCCAGCTGCTCGAAGTCGAAGCTGGGCACGCCGAGCTCGCTGGCCAGATGGTGACGGTAGCCGCGCTTCCCTGGAGTCTCTTCCCAGCGGGACTGGGTCAGCCCTTCAAGGCGGGCAGCACGCTCGGCCTCCGTCCGCGCTGCGCCCTCTGGCCAGTCACCCTCCTCTTCTGCGGGTGCAACCATGGGCTCTGGACCCGCCTCAGATGCCGACTCGCTGAATACCGGCACCGAGGGAGACGGTGACTCGCTCAGCTGCTGCTTTTCGCGCTCCAGCGCGGCAACCTGCTCACGTAGCCGAAGCAGCTCGGCGCTCTCTGCTCTCTCATCGTCGGTAGGCGCGTCTCTGCTGAGGGTCCGAGGCGATGGCAGCTGCTCGGCCTGGGGGGCGGGTTGAGGCTGAGATTGAGGTTCACGGCCAGGATCTGAAGCGGGCACCTTCGCCACCGGCGCGCCGCCCGTGGCGGGCTCGGGCAACGGCGGATAAAGCGAGGGCGGCTGGGCGTCAGGGTCGCGCATCTGCTGCAGCTCCACATCCAGGGCCTCGAAGGCCTGATGCTCTTCCAGGTCCCAGCGTCGCTTGCGGTAGGTGACGATGTTATCGAGGGTCAGCTCGCAGACGTTGAAGTGCACGCCGGTGTGGTCCGCCAGCATGCCGCACAGCCGATCCACCACCATGCTCCAGTTCATCTCGGTCTGGCCCTCATCATCGAACCAGGCCATGGTCTGGTGCCAGGCCTCGCCAAAGCCCTCGGGAGTGACCTCCTCGGTGCAGCGCTCCCAGAGCAGCCGGCAGGCTTCCCGGTAGCTGATCAGCTTCTCGACCTGAGAGCGGCCCAGTCCGCTGTAGAGGCTGTTGGGCAGGGTGGGCAGCAGGTGCTCGACGGTATAGAGCATCCTGCTGATATGGCTCTGGGCGACCTGGTAGCCATCCTCGGCCAGGCGCTTGACCAGCTCGCGCTGCGAGAGCGTGTTGCCGCTCGCCTCTTCATACATTGCCCTGGCGTCCACCACACCCTTGGCGCGCTCGATCCAGAGCAGCTGGCCGCGGTTGTCGTTCTCGCTGAGGTGTCCCGTCAGCATCTTCACTTCCGACTGCCAGGGTCGGTACAGGGCATAGAAGGCGTGGAAGCGCGACTCGCCGGTCTCTTCATAGAGCTCGCGCAGGATCTGCAGGCGGGTATTGCCACCGTCGCAGATGGTGTAGTGCTTCTCGCCCGGCCGTTGGGTGACCGGGGGCTTGTGCTTGAGGCCCGCGGCACGGATCGACGCCTTGATCTCCTCGTACTTGGGGTTCTGGACCTGCCGGGGGTTGTGCTCGTAGGGCTTGAGCACGTCCAGGGTGACCCAGACGGCCATCTCCTGATCGGGCGGAGTCACTGCATCCACAGGCTGCCCCTGACGCTTGGGGCCGGGCTGCATCAGGCGCTCGCGAAGCTGCTGGTCGGTCGGGCGTTTCATCGGCGGTATTCCTCGGTGACGAAGCGGGCAGAGAGAGCGTCGGCTAGCGGCGCCTGGGTGCTGATGACAGTGGCATCACTCGTCATGGCGGAACCTCTGCTGCCACTCCGCGCGGCGCAGCTGGGCGCGTGCATTGAGCTCGGCGCGGCGGTCCTTGGTGGTGAATGAGGTGAAGACCGGCGCACAGCCGGGCTTACTGAACCTCAGGTGCCCGCCGCTGGTTCGCTGCACCTCCCACCCCCGGGTGGCGGCATAGCGCACCAGGCGCTGCATCCCCTTGCACCCTCGTGCTGCCGACAGCGACTTACTCATCGTTGGCCTCCTCGATCTCCCAGAAGCGTGTCAGCAAGGCATCACCACCCTCGATGAAGGTGTGGATCTCGTGGCCGCTATAGGTGGCCATCTGGATCACCGCGAGAGCATCCGCTTGTAGCGACGCGTCGAGCCCTCGCAGCCGCTGCATCTCGAAGGGCCAGCGGTAGCCGTTGTAGAGCGCGAGGAGGAGACGGCGCAGGTGGTGGGACTGGCCGCTGTGGCCCTGTGCCACACGGATCAGATGCTCGAGGGATGAGAGCCCCTGCTGCTCAGCCTCAAGCTGACGCTGGCGAGTCTCGTTCATGACCTGAGCCAGCGCCTTTGAAAGTCGGGAGGGGGGCTCGGGTGTGCGCACGCGATACTGGCTCATGGGGTCACCTCCTGATGCTGCCAGGCCAACGGCTTGAAGCGCGCCGACGCTCCCTGGAACGCCAGGTGCACGGTGCCGGTGGGCCCATTGCGCTGCTTGCCCAGAATCAGCTCGGCCAGGCCGTGGCTATCTTCGTTATCGGGGTGATAGACCTCGTCGCGGTAGATGAAGGCGATGAGGTCGGCATCCTGTTCCAGCGCGCCGCTGTCGCGCAGATCAGCCATGCAGGGGCGCTTGTTGGGACGGGTCTCCAGGGAGCGGTTGAGCTGCGACAGCGCAATCACTGGGGTGCGCAACTCCTTGGCGGTCTCCTTGAGGATGCGGCTGACCTTGCCCACCTCGAGGGTGCGGTTCTCGCTGCCCGGCTCCTGCAGCAGCTGCAGGTAGTCCACCAGGATCATGGAGGGGCGGCCGAAGTGGCGGGTCATGCGGCGAGCGCGGGCCTTCAGGCTGGAAGCGGTGATGCCCGAGGCATCATCGATCAAGAGCTTCCCATCCAGCTGGGTGAGTCGACTGACCGCGGCGGTTACCTTGGGCCAATCCTCGTCTTCCATCTTTCCGGTGCGCAGCTTCTGCAGGGAGACATTGCCCAGGCTGGCGATCAGCCGCAGCATCAGCTGCGACTCGGGCATCTCCAGGGAGAAGATAAAGACCGGACCGGTAGCCTCCTCTGCCGTCAGGGCATGCTCCGCGAAGCCGAGCCCCATGGCGGTCTTGCCCATGGAGGGGCGGCCGGCCAGGATGATGAGGTCTCCGGGCTGCCAGCCCGCGGTCATGGCGTCCAGCTCGCTCAGGCCACTCGGGACCCCTGTCACCCCACCCTGTGCATTGAAGGCCTGATCGATGACGTTGATGGCCTCCCCCAGCATCTCCTTCATGGAGCTCAGCCGGTCGTGGCGTTCCTCCGTCAGGGCGAAGAGCTTCTGCTCGGCCTCCTCGATCAGCTCGGCGGCCGTGCGGCCCTGGGCGTTCAGGGCCTGCTGGTTCAGCGTGAAGCAGGTGTGGATCAGCTGCCGCAGTGCATGGCGGTCCTTCACGATCTCGGCATAGGCCGCCACATTGGCCGCGCTGGGCGTATTGCGAGCCAGCTCGGCCAGGAAAGCGAGCCCTCCCGCCTGCTCCAGCTGGTGGGCTTCCTCCAGTGCTTCGGAGACGGTCACCACATCCATCGGCTGGTCGCGCTCGGCCAGCGCCTTGATCGCCTGAAACACCAGGCGATGGCCCTGCTGGTAGAACATCGCCGGCGCCAGGCGGTCGGCGACCTCGTCCCACATGGCGTTATCCAGCAAGAGACCGCCCAGCACCGACTGCTCCGCCTCCAGGCTGTGCGGCGGCAGATAGCCGGCTTCCGGGCGCTCCTCGGCCACCCGGAGCTCGACCAGGTTCTCAATGACACTCATCGTGGCAGCCTCCCTGCATGGCGGTGGTACTGACCATGGCGTCGATCAGCGGCTGCCACTCGGGGTTGAGCTCACGGGCCATCGCCTTGACCTGGTCGGCAGCAGAAGGAGACTTGCGGCCGGCAGGCTTGCGCGGCTCGAACTGGTGAGCCGGCAGTCCGGCGCTGGCCGCCTGTCGGAAGGCGACACCGGCGCGGATGGTGCTCTGCATGACGGTGACGCCCTGCTCGCCGGCAGCGAACATCTCTGCCAGGGTCTGGTGGATGCCCCGCGCATCGGCGGTTTCATCCAGGCGGTTCACGAGTACGGAAACGGGGGGAACAGAGAGGTGCGTGAACTGGCTAAGCGCCTCAAGGTCGCGCAGCAGGCCAACGGTGCCGCGCACGAACTCACGGGCTGAGAGCAGCTCGGGGGTGATGGGAGAGAGAGCGTAATCGGAGGCGAGGACCGCCATCTCCAGGGTGATGGAGCGCGCCCCCTGGGTGTCGATCAGGATTAGGTCATAGTCCGACAGGTTGGAGAGCAGCTGGGCAAGCCGGAAGCGGCCGTCCGGGGCATTGAGCAGCAACTGAGGGAGCTGGCCGGCGTGATCGTTGGAGATCACCACATCCAGATTGGGATGGGCCGTCTGCGATATGACGCGATCGGGCGCCGTGTCGCTGAGCGCGATCAGCTCATAGGTGCCGCCAGGGGCTTCGGTGCGAAGGGGGTAGTAGCTGGAGAGGGTCGGCTGGCTGTCCAGATCAATGAACAGGACCCTGAGGCCCGCATCGGCCAGGAGGCCGCCCAGATTGGCAGTGACGGTGGTCTTGCCGACCCCGCCCTTGGTCGAAATAACAGATACAACGCGCATAACCTCACCTCGGTTCCAGATGGAAACAAGTGTGAGGCTGATGATCTGTCTCTATTTCACGAAGCTGTCAGGTCTACTGACACGCCAGGTGGGGATTCCACTCTTGCTCGTAAGTAGCTGATTTTGCACTGCTTGAGATGGTGCCGGCACCAGGAGTCGAACCCGGGACCTACTGATTACAAGATCTCAACACTAAGCGGGAAAATCAGTGCGTTACGTATTCTATCTCTACGCAAGCCGACGGAAGCAAGCCAAACGAATCAACAAGTTATGAGCCAGACCTACGCCATCTCTGCGCTCATCATGCCACATCGACCGGCTGTGCATAAGTAGTGCCGAAAAGCGCATAGATCCGCATAAGCCGGCCCAACCCTGTTACCCCTCCGGAGCCCAGCATCGGCGCGGCCTGATGCCGGGACGCATGAGTGCATAAAAACCGGCACGTTTAGCGCGCAGGCGGGGCGGGGTGTCGACGGCGCGCGGCGGGGCGCTGCCGGGGTGGGGAGGGGCCAGGCTGGCAGCCTGCGGCGCGTTCGCGGCTCGAGCCGCATGATGGATCGGCCGAGCGACAGCGGCCGGCAGGCGAGCGCACAGAGCGATGAATGCACTACGACGAGCGAATGCGTCTCGGCCAAGTTTTCCACGCGGTCGAAACGAAAAGGCCGCCCGGTCGGGCGGCCTGGTGATGAGGTCCTGGCTGGCCGGGGCGTTCGGCAGTGCTATTTGGTCGGGTCTAGCCGCGGCCCGCCGGCGTCGCCCTCGAGGGAGTAGGGGCGGAAGCGCACGATCTCTTCGCCGGCCCACTCGTTGATCTCCATCATCGTGGCCTGGAGGGGCTCGAGCTCGTTGGCGACGAACACCCGAGCGGCCTTCTCCACGTCGCCGAAGCCGCCGGTGTTCTGCGGGATGATGCCCATCAGTTGCGGGGGGATCCGGTGGCCGGCGAGCTGGTCGTCGCGGGTGATGTTCTTGATGTTCCAGAACTCGTCCTTCGCCGCGACCTCGGAGATGGGGATGATCTGCACGCCGTCCTTCTTGCCCCCGGGGCTGTACAGGAAGAGGTTGCGGAAGTTGCCCACCCCCTTCGACTCCTTGAGCGCCTGGCGCATGGCATCGATGTCCTGGGAGTCGTGCGCGGCGTCGCTGACGTACATCACGAAGCCGGCGTGGCTGCCGTTCAGATAGTAGCGCCGGCGGAACAGGGTGGCGTTCTCGTTGAGCCAGGCGGACTGCAGGCTGCCCAGGTAGTCCGGCACGCCATAGATGCCCTGGTCGATGTCCGGCTCCAGGAGGTGCACCACCCTGCCCTTCGGCAGCTCGGTACGGTCGAGGTAGTTGGGCACCCACCAGTAACGGTCGGCGTGCTTGCCCCCGCGCCGCATGTACTTGGCGGCGAGATGGCGGAACGCCAGGCGCTTGCCCAGCCGGCCCCGCACCTCTTCGAGGTAGGCGTTGCCGAACACCAGGTAATCCAAGGCCAGCGCCGAGAAGGTCCGCCGGCCGAGCAGCGGGTGCGGCTGGAAGGTGCGCAGCAGGATGTTGCGCTTCACTTGGAGCGCCGAGCCGTGATGCGCCGTGGCCCGGTACGACTTGGCCAGGATCGGCAGCGGCACCGGCGGCTCGTACCACTCGTTCGCCGACAGCCACAGCCCCTCGTAGAGCATGTCGCGCATGCTGGTCACCGGCTCGGGATCGCCGAAGCCGAAGGCCTCGGCCCGGGGCGGCGAGGCCTTCGCCGCGGCCGGCGCGGAATAGCCCGCCGGCAGGCGGATGCGGGGTTTGCTGGCGGTGGCGGTCATTCGTACATCTCCATGATGGCGCGGCCCGCACCCTCGGCGGGGCCGTCGATCGGTTCGTGACTGAGGGCGTGCATGGTGGCCCAGGCCAGGTCGGCGTGGCCGGTGGCACGGCTGCGGCCCGAGGTGTAGGTGTACTGGCGGCCGGACGCGGTGAGCTCGCGCTTGATGGCCATGAACGACTGGGCGAGATCCGCCCAGCCGGCGTCGAACTCCAGCCGCCCCTTGCGCATGATCTGCTGCGCCTGCATCACCAGCCGGCCCTTGACCGCCGGGTCGTAACGGAAGCGGGTGAGCGTCGGGAACCACTTCTCGACGTGCTCGGCCACCGCCTCGCCCAAGCCGCTGACGTCGATGCCGATGTGCTCGATGCGGTACTTGGTGCGGAACGACTCGATGAAGTCGGCCTGGGCCGCGTAGTCCTCGCCCTTGAGCCGGTGGCGCTCCAGGATGCGGTGCCGCTCGCCGGCGGTGCGCGCCGGCAGCACCACCACCAGGCCGGCACCGTCGCCGTCCTCGCCGGTACCGGTGGGGTCGTAGCCGATCCACACCCCGCGGTCGCCAACCGGGCGCGGGGCGAACGGCCGGTAGTCGTCCCACACCTCCCAAGCATCCACCATGCAGGGGTGCACCATCGCCAAGGGGAACGCCGACTGGCTGTCGTCGACGAACTGGCACATCAACAGGTTGGCGAACTCGTCCGGGCTGTATTCCAGGCGCAGCTGCTCGAGGTCGAAGAGATCGCAGCCGCCCGCGATGGCGTCCTCCACGGTGACGATCTGCCGCCAGTGGCCATCCGGGCAGACTGCGCCCTCGGCCAGGGCGGCGTGGCTGACGTCGAACTCCCGGCGTTCGCTCTTCTTGCGCCGCTGGTTGAACAGCTCACCGCTCCAGAACGGGTAGGCCTCGTGGCCCAGCGAGCTCGGCGTCGAGAAGTAGGTCTGGCGCCACTTCTTGTGCATCGCCATGCCGCTGGTGACCTTGCGGAACTCCTGGAAGCGGTGGATCCAGAAGTACTCGTCCAGGTAGACGTCGCCGTGGTAGCCCTGGGCCGTCTTGCTGTTCGTGCCCAGGAAGTGCAACTCGGCACCGTTGTCGAGCACCAGGGGATCGCCCTTGAGGTCGACGTCGCAGGTTTCCTTCACGAACTGGACGATGTAGTTGCGGAAGATGTGCGCCTGGGCCTTGGAAGCGCTCAGGAATATCTTGTTGCGGCCGTGCTCGAAGGCGTCGACGATCGCCTCCCGGGCGAAGAAGAAGGTCGCGCCGATCTGGCGGCTCTTGAGGATGTTGCGGATGCGGTGCTTCTGGCCAGCCTCGTACCAGGTGAGCTGGTACTGGAAACAGGTCTCCAGGAACGCCGCCTTCAGCTGCTCGACCTGCTCCTCGGTGAGGGCGTTGCGCCGCGGCTTCTTCTTGGGCCCGGCGTTGCGGGCCTCGATGTTCGGATTGAGGTCGGCCTCGTTGCCGCTCTCCCGGTAGCGGTGCACCCGGGCCAGCCGCTCGATCTGCCGGCCCAGCAGGTCGATCTCCTTGAAGTCCCGCGGCTCCTTAGGCTCCTTGCCGATCAGCTGCACGAGGCGCGCCTCCAGCGCGCCCTCCACCCGCTCGGTGGGCGAGGCCTCTTCCCAGCCATCCCGCTGTTTCCAGCTATGCACCGTGGCGGGCTTCTCGCCCACGAACTCGGCAATGCGCGCCACTCGCCAGCCCTGCCAGTACAGATGGCGGGCCGTCAGGCGTGGGGATTCGGGGGTATCGGGGGCCGTGGTCGTCATGCGGCCAGCCTACCCGCGCGAGCGGGGCGGCCATGCCCGCAAGCGTTGTAGATGGCTGATTCACAACGCCCCCGCGTTGAGGTGGCGGGCGGGGGCGCGGAACCTGACCGCAACGCCCGACCCGCAACCCAACGAGGCACCCATGGCCAAGTTTCGCGTCGCCACCGAAGGCGCCACTACCGACGGCCGCACGATCTCACGTCAGTGGATCGAGCAGATGGCCAAGAACTTCGACCCCGCGACCTACGGCGCCCGCGTGTGGATGGAGCACATGCGCGGCATGTTCCACGACGGCCCCTTCCCCGCCCTGGGCGACGTCACCGCCGTGGAAGCCAAGGAGGTCGAAGACGGCAAGCTCGCCCTGTTCGCCGAGATCGATCCCACCGACCGCCTCAAGCAGATCAACGAACAGCGCCAGAAGATCTACACCAGCATCGAGGTCGACCCCGACTTCGCCGGCACCGGCGAAGCCTACCTGGTCGGCCTGGCTGTCACCGACACCCCGGCCAGTCTGGGCACCGAAATGCTGCAATTCAGCGCCCAGCAGGGCGACGCCTCGCCCCTGGCCGCCCGCAAGCAGAAGCCCGGCAACGTCTTCACCGCCGCCGTGGAGACCCAGCTCGACTTCACCCAGCCGCCCGCCGAGCCCGAGAAAGGCCCCGGCCTGCTCGACACCGTCAAGGCCCTGTTCAAGCGCCACGACGCCAAGACCGACCGGGGCTTCGCCGCCTTCCGCACCGACCTCGAGCGGACCCTCGAGCTGTTCGTGCAGAAGCACGGCGAGCTGGCCGCCGAGCTCGACAAGCGGCCCGACGCCGCTGCGTTCGCCGAGCTGAAGGACGCCCACGCGGAAACCCAGCGCCGCCTCGATGCGCTCTACACCCAGCTCGACGACACCCCCGACACCCCGAACCGCGCGCCCGCCCTGGGCGGCGACGGCGGCGCCGAGAAAACCGACATCTGAGGAACCCTCCCCCATGCGCAACGACACCCGCACGGTCTTCAACCAGTTCGCCGCCCAGGTGGCCAGCCTCAACGGCGTGCCCGACGCCACCCAGATGTTCACCGTCGAGCCGACCATTCAGCAGCGGCTCGAAAAACGCATTCAGGAGTCCAGCGACTTCCTCAACCGCGTCAACGTGATCGGGGTCGACGAACTCAAGGGCGAGAAGCTGGCCCTCGGTATCTCCGGGCCGATCGCCTCGCGCACCGACGTGAGCCAGAACGATCGTCAGACCCGCGACCTCACCACCCTGGACGCCCAGGGCTACGAGTGCCGCCTGACCGAGTTCGACACCCACATCGGCTACGCCAAGCTCGACGCCTGGGCCAAGTTCCGCAACTTCCAGACTTTGGTGCGCGATGCCATCGTGCGGCAACAGGCCCTGGACCGGATCATGATCGGCTTCAACGGCACCAGTGCCGCCGCCGCCACCGACAAGGCCGCCAACCCGCTGCTGCAGGACGTCAACATCGGCTGGCTGCAGCACTACCGCACCCAGGCCCCGGCGCGCGTGCTTAAGGACGGCAAGACCGACGGCAAGATCGTCATCGACCCGACCAAGACCAAGGACGCCGACGGCAACATCACCGGCATCGCCGGCGACTACGCCACCCTGGACGCCCTGGTCTACGACGCCGTGAACAGCCTGATCGAGCCCTGGTACCGGCGCGCCCCGGGCATGGTGGTCATCGTCGGCCGCAACCTCATGGCCGACAAGTACTTCCCGCTGCTCAACCAGCTGCCGCCCAGCGAACAGCAAGCGGCCGACCTGGTGATCAGCCAGAAGCGCATCGGCGGCCTGCAGGGCATGGACGTGCCCTACTTCCCCGACGACGCCATCTTCGTCACCCCGCTGGATAACCTCTCGATCTACTGGCAGAACGGCGCCCGCCGCCGCCACGTGGCCGAGAACCCCAAGCGCAACCGCATCGAGAACTACGAGAGCTCGAACGACGCCTACGTCGTGGAAGACTTCGGCGCCGGCTGCCTGATCGAAAACGTCGAGCTCTCCGAAGCCGCCCTGAACGGTTGAAGGAACCCCACATGAGCACACTCGCCCGCCGACACTTCCAGCGCGTCTCCGCCGCCCAGGCGGCGGGGGCCGCCGACCCCGGCCAGCCCCAGAACGGCGAGCAGTACGAGCTGCACGCCGCCGCCCTCTGGGAAGCCCGGCGCACGCTCAAGGCTATCAAGTCCACCCAGGCCAAGATCGCCAAGAAGCGCGAGCTATTGCCGGCGTTCGACGCCTACGTGACCGGCGTGCTCGAGGCCGGCACCGGCGCCCAGGACGACGTGCTGGTCACGGTGATGCTGTGGCGGCTCGACGTGGGCGACCTGGCCGGCGGCCTGGCCATCGCCGAGTACGCCCTGCGCCACGGCCTGGACACCCCCGACCGCTTCGAGCGCGACACGCCCGCCATCGTCGCCGAGCAGCTCGCCGAAGAAGCCATGCGGCAGCTCGATGCCGCCGCCCGAGAGGACGCCGGGGTCGAGTTGGGGCATGTCGCCGCCGACCTGGTGATGCATCTCAGCCGTGCCGAAGCCCTGACCCGCGACGCCGACATGCACGACCCGGTGCGCGCCAAGCTGCACAAGGCCCTCGGCTACGCCTACCGCGACACCGGCCACCACGCCGCCGAGGCGGTGGAACACCTGCGCCGCGCCCTGCAGCTCAACGAGCGCGCCGGCGTGAAGAAGGACATCGAGAAGCTCGAGCGCGAGCTGAAGAACGCCGGCGGCCAGGCCAACGCCTGACCGCCGCCACCGAGTCGCACGCCGACGCCAAGGGGGCACCGGCCGATGAGCGGCCCCGGCACAGCTCACCGAACCGGTCCACCCCCTTCTTACACGAGACGCCGCCATGTCACTCATCGCCGCCGGCACCGGCACCGCCCCGGAAGACCCGGAAAGCCTGACCAACAACGGTTTCTGGCCGGCCATCGAACCGGCGGACTTCCGCGAAGCCAGCCGGCTGGACGGCAACGTCACCGCGGCCCGGCTCACCCAGGCGCTGCAGGTGGCCATGGCCGACGTCAACCGCCAGCTCGCGGCCTGGCAGCAGGCCCGCCAGGACGAAGGCGCCGCCACCCTGAACGACGTGACCGCCCCGGTCTGGGCCGTGGCCGGCCACTACGCCCTGCTCTACCGCCGCGCCGTCTACGCCACCGCCCACGCCAGCCTGCTCGAGCGCTACCGCGACGTCTCCGCCACCGGCGAAGGCGACGAGCGCGGCCAGGCCAAGGACGAAGCCGCCGACGACCTGCGCCGCGACGCCCGCTGGGCCGTGGCCGAGATCGAAGGCCGCCGGCACGCCACCGTGGAGCTGATCTGATGCCCGAAGCCCGTGCCCACCAAGGCGAGACCCTGGACCGGCTCTGCCACCGGGTGCTCGGCCGCACCGCCGGCGTCACCGAACGGGCGCTGGCCATGAACCCCGGCCTGGCCGAGCTCGGCCCGGTGCTGCCCCAGGGCACTCTCGTCACCCTGCCCGACGCACCGGCCGACGAGCCCGCCATCGCCGACACCATCCAACTCTGGACCTGAAGGACGTTATGGCCCAGCGAGAGCCCAGCATGTTCGAACGCCACTTGCAGACTGCCATACAGCTCACCCTGGTCGCCCTGCTCGCATGGGCCGGCCTGAAGCTGGTCACGCTGGGCGAGCATACCGCCGTATTGCGCGAACGCCTCGTCTACCAGGGCGAACAGATCGAAAGCTTGCGACGCGAGCTGCGCGAGTGGAGCGAGCTCTACTACCGCAAGACCGACGCCGACCGCGAGATCGGCAGCCTCAGGGACAACGTGCGCCGAACGAATGAGCACGTCACCGAGTTGGATGACCGCGTCGCCGAGCTGAATGACCGCATCACCGACCTGGAGAAAACGCCATGAACTCCCCCTTCTTTCAGCGTGCCGAGTTCGCGTGCTCGTGCGGCTGCGGATTCGACACCGTCGATGCCGAAACCCTGGCGGTACTGGAACGCGTGCGCCGGCACTTCGATGCCCCGGTGATCGTCACCAGCGGCTGTCGCTGCCCCGCCTACAACGCCCAGATCGGCGGAGCCGAGCACAGCCAGCACACGCTCGGGCGTGCCGCCGACATCCAGGTGCGCGGCGTCGAACCGGCAGCGGTCCAGGCGTTCCTTCACGCCAGCTACCCCGACGCCTACGGCATCGGCCGCTACGCCACCTTCACCCACCTGGATACCCGCACCCACGGACCCGCCAGGTGGTGACACCCTGAACGCTCAACGAGAGGCCATCGCATGAACCTGATCGGCAATATCCTCGGCACCGTCGCCGGCCCCGTGATGGAGGTGATCGACCAAGCCGTGGAAGACAAGGACCAGGCCAACCGGCTCAAGGCCGAACTGCGCAGCCGGCTGATCGAACAGCAGGACGCCGCCCTGCAGGCCAAGATGAAGATCGTCCTCGCCGAAGCCGGCGGCGAATCCTGGCTGCAGCGCAACTGGCGGCCGCTGCTGATGACCGTGATCGTGGCCATCGTCGGCAACAACTACCTGCTCGCGCCCTACCTCGGCGCCATGTTCGGCATCGGCCTGCAGCTGGATCTCCCCGAACAGCTATGGAATCTGATGACCCTCGGCGTGGGCGGCTACATCGCCGGGCGCAGCGGCGAGAAGATCGTCGGCACCCTGCGCGGACGCCGCGGGCGGCTGATGGATGAGGTCGCTGGCGAATGAACAAACTCCAATCCCTGCGCGCTCATCTGATCAAAGCCATCCCTGGGCTGGCCCGCGACCCAGATCGACTGCGCACCTACGTGCCCGAAGGCACCATTCGCTTCCACCGGGGACAACACCTCAGCCACGAGTACCGCTTCACCGCCGAGGTCATACTGCTCGACCACGACGGCAGCACCGATGCCGTCGTGCTGCCGCTACTGCAGTGGCTCTCTCACTACCAGCCGGATCTCGACCCCGAGACGGCGCTGCGCTTCTCTTCCGAGGTGCAGCGTCACGACGCCGTCGATCTCATCTTCTCCATGGATCTCACCGAGCGAGTCGTCGCCCTGGTGAACTGCGAGGCCGGCCGGATCGACAGCGAGCACCGCATGCCCGAATACCCCATCGAAACCTGCCCGGCCACCCGCTGGAAGCTCTACACAAAAGGGCCGGAGGATGACGAGCACGAACTCGAAAGCGAGTGGGCCTCACCGTGACCCAGGACGATCTCGACCTACTCGAAGGCTGGGTCGCGCCGCTGCTGAAGCGTCTCACCGCCAAGCAGCGAAAGACCCTGGCCCGCGAGATGGGGGTCGCACTCCGGCGCAGCCAGCGCGAACGCATCAAGGCCCAACGCAACGTCGACGGCACCCCCTATACCCCACGCAAAGGCAAGAAGCGGGAGCGTCGAGCCCGGCGCCGGCTGCGCTTCATCTACGAGAAGCCCGGCCACAAGCCGGAAGAGCGGGAGATCGTCAACTGGATCGCCACCCCGGAGACCTACTTCGGCTTCGACGAGCAGAAGGCCGGCGCCCTGCGCACCTTCAAGAAGGTGCGAATCGTGCGTTATCTCGAGCGCGACCTGACGCCGGTGGCCCGCCCCGGCGCTCGGGGCCAACGCAGCCCCGACAACAAGATGTTCCAGAAGCTGATGACCGCGAAGTACATGAGGGTCGACGCCAAGGCATCGGGCGTCGCAGTCGGCTATGAGGGACGCATCGCCCGTATCGCCCGCATCCACCACGAGGGGCTGACCGACCAGGTCAACGCCTACGTCCGCCACGACTACCCCGAGCGCGAACTGCTCGGCGCAACGCCGGACGACATCGATATGCTCGTTGAAACGATCCTACGCCACCTGGACGTACCGGAGGGCTGACGCCGATCACGTCAGGTCGCTCAGCTCCACGTCCAACGCGTCGGCAATGCGCTTCAAAACGCCCAGGGAGCCGGTTTTCTTGCTGGCCTCGATCTCCGACAGATAGCCCTGACTGATGCCCGCCCTCTCGGCGAGTTCGCCCGCACGCAGCCCGCGATACTCGCGGAACACCCGCACCGGCGCCGTGCCTTCGAGCAACGCCTCGACGACGCGGGACGGAAAGGTCTCCTCGCCCGCATCGACGCGGGCGCGAACCGCATCCGCCGCCTGGATATCGTGATGGTCTTCCGCCTGCTCGAGCAGCGTGGCGTAGTCCTGCTCGCTGAGCACCACCAGGCGCTCGCCGGCCGGCGTTTGGATGAACTGTGGTGTACCCATGATCCGTTTCCTCGTGATTCATCACCGATAGACATCGCCGCGGGCGCCGATCTTGAGTACCAGAAGCACCGTGCCCCGGTCGTCCATGATCACCCGCCAGTCTCCGACCCGTAGGCGGATGTACTCGCTACCCACCAGTGCCTTGACGTTATTGCGCTGAGCCGTTGGGTCTTCGGCATAGGCCGAGATCTTGCGCTGAATGCGCTGCGCATCCGGACGCGGCATGCGCTTCAACGTCTTCAGGGCGTCCTTGCTGTAGGAGATCGTCGTCATGGCTAGAATTATAGCTCAAAGCTAAAAACGAGCAACGGATTTTAGCCGATAGCTAACACTGCTTCCACCGTTCACACCCGGTTGTAAACCCAGCATCCACAACGCCCCCCACTCGCCACTCGCCCAGGGCCGCGCAACCATCGGCGGCATGAGCCAACGCCCCCTGCACGGCGCCGCCGAGCTGCTGCGCCTGATCCACAACCTGGTCCGCCTGGGCACTATCGCCGAGGTGGATCACGCCGCCGCGCGCGTCCGCGTGAAGGCCGGCGAGCTGCTGACCGCCTGGCGGCCCTGGATCGAGTGCCGCGCTGGCACCACCCGCACCTGGAACCCGCCCACCGTCGGCGAGCAGGTGGTGCTGTTCTCCCCCGGGGGCGACCCGGCAGCCGCCGTGGTGCTCACCGGCCTATACCGCGACGCCCACCCGGCCCCGGCCGACCGCGCCGACCTGTGGCGCGCCGTGATGCCTGACGGCGCGGTGATCGAGTACGACCACGCCGCCAGTCACCTGCGCGCCAACCTACCCGGCAGTGCCGAGATTACCGCTCCCTCGGGCCTGGTCATCAACGCCGACACCACCATCAACGGTGCGGTCGCAATAAACGGCGACAGCCTAACCCACAACGGCGTGAACGTCGGCCACGACCACCCCCACAGCGGCGTGGTGCCCGGCAGCGGCCAGAGCGGAGGGCCCGTGCAATGACCGGCATGAACGCCAGCACCGGCCGCCGCCTCGAGCGCCTCGAGCACATCCGCCAGTCCGTGCGCGACATCCTCACCACGCCCATCGGCTCGCGCGTCATGCGCCGCGAGTACGGCAGCCTGCTGCCCGAGCTGATCGACCAGCCCCTGAGCGACGCTCTGCTGCTGCAAGCCTACGCCGCCACCGTCATGGCGCTGCTGCGCTGGGAACCGCGCCTTCGCATCACCGCCGTGCGACGTAGCGTCTCGGCCAGCCAGCCCGGCCGCGCCACGCTCGAGATCGACGGCCAAACCGTCGAGGGCCAGCCCATCCGCGTGGAGGCGCCCATCGCATGAGCGGCACCATCGATCTTTCCCAGCTCCCCGCGCCTCGGGTCGTCGAAGAACTCGACTTCGAGAGCGTGCTGGCCGAGCGCAAGGCGCGCCTGCTCGATCTGGTACCGGCCAGCCAGCGCACTGAGGTCGAAGCCACCCTCGAGCTGGAAAGCGAGCCGCTGACCAAGCTGCTCGAAGAGTCGGCCTATCGCGAGCTCGTCTGGCGGCAGCGCGTCAACGAAGCCGCCAAGGCCGTCATGCTCGCGTTTTCAGAAGACCAGGATCTCGACAACCTCGTCGCGAATTTCGAAGTCGAGCGTCTCATGATCGACCCGGGCGACCCCGACGCCACGCCGCCGGTACCGCCCACCTACGAGAGCAATACCGACCTGCGCCTGCGCGCCCAGCGCGCTTTCGAGGGGCTCAGCGTGGCCGGCCCCCGCGCCGCCTACGAATACCACGCCCTCAGCGCCGACGGCCGGGTGGCCGACGCCACCGCCACCAGCCCGGCACCCGCCGAGGCGCTGGTCACCCTGCTCAGCACCGAAGGCAACGGCACCGCCAGCGCCGAGCTGATCGGCATCGTCGACGCCGCTCTCTCCGCGGAACACGTGCGCCCGGTGGGCGACCGCCTCACCGTGCAATCGGCCGAGATCGTCGACTACCGCGTCGAGGCCACGCTCTACGTCTACCCCGGCCCCGAGCAAGAACCGATCCTCGCCGCGGCGCAAGCGGCCCTGGAGCGCTACATCACCGAGCAGCGCCGCCTCGGCCGCGACATCCGCCTCTCGGCCATCCACGCCGCCCTGCACGTGGAAGGGGTGCAGCGCGTCGAACTCGCCGCGCCCGCCGAAGACGTAGTGCTCGACCGCACCCAGGCCGCCCACTGCACCGGCGTCGAAATCGAGATCGGGGGCAGCGATGAGTGACACGCCCCTGCTGGCGCCCAGCAGCACGCCCCTGGAGCGCGCCGCCGCCGAGGCCCTGGCCGAGATCCAGCGCGTGCCGGTACCGCTGCGCGATCTGTGGCGCCCGGCCACCTGCCCGGCCCACCTGCTGCCCTACCTTGCCTGGGCCTTCTCGGTGGACCGCTGGGATCCCGCCTGGTCCGAGGCCGCCAAGCGCGACGTCATCGCCTCGGCGTTCTACGTGCACGAGCGCAAGGGCACCATCTCGGCGCTGCGCCGGGTGGTCGAGCCCCTGGGCTACCTGCTGGAAGTGGTCGAGTGGTGGGAGACCGAGCCGGCCGGCACGCCCGGCACCTTCTCGCTGCGCATCGGCGTGCTCGACACCGGCATCACCGAAGCCATGTACGGCGAGCTCGAGCGGCTGATCGACGACGCCAAGCCGGTCAGCCGCCATATCACCGGCCTGGACATCACGCTCAGCACTGACCTCACCACCTACGTCGGCGTCGCCATCAACGACGGCGACGAGCTCGACGTACTGCCCTGGGACACCCCCGACATCGACGTCGCATGCCACATCGGGCACGCCTTGGCCGTCACCACCACCGACACACTGGACGTCTACCTCTATGATTGACGAAAACTCCACCTTCGGCGGCTTCCTCACCGAGATCGGCGAGGCCAAGCAAAGCAACGCCAACGCCCTCGAGATCCCCTGGAAGCTGACCCACATGCTACTGGGCGACGCCAACGGCACCGACCCGGTACCTCAGCACGACCAAACTCAGCTGATCCACCAGGTACACCGCGCCGCCATCAACCAGCTCTTCGTGGATCCGAACAACCCCGCGATCCTGATTGCCGAGATCGTGCTACCACCCAACGTCGGCGGCTGGTGGATCCGCGAGCTAGGCATCGAGGACGAAGACGGCGACTTCGTCGCAGTGGCCAACTGCGCGCCCAGCTACAAGCCACTGCTGGCACAAGGTTCCGGCCGCAACCAGGTGGTGCGCATGCACCTCATCCTCAGCAACACCGCCAACGTCGAGCTCAAGATCGACCCCTCGGTGGTGCTCGCCACCCGCAAGTACGCCGACGACGGCGACCATGCCACCGCCCAAGGCGCCGCCGAGGCGTTACAGCAGCACGCCGAGAGCCGAGATCACCCGCTAGCCACCGCAGACGACCGCGGCATGGTCATCAAGGCCAGCCAGCCGGAGGTCGATGCCGGCAACGACGATGGCAAGTTCGTCACCGCGAAGAAGCTCAAGAACTGGGCAGCCAACTGGGTGAAGCAAGCGACGGAAACCGTCGCCGGTATGCTCAAGGTGGCGACCCAGGAGCAAGTAGACACCGGAGAGGATGACGCCACCGCGGTGACGCCGAAGAAGCTGCGGTGGGGGTTCAACGTCCACTATGGATACAACGGTTATGTCGAGTTCCCATCTTGGATGGGCGGCTTGATCATACAATGGATAAGGGCGGATTTCTCCGGGAACATAACATACACATTGCCGACAACGTTCCCTAACGCGCTATGGGGAGGTGCTTCATCTGATCACGGAAGTCCTGAAAGAATAGCCACCTTCTCAGCAGAGACAAACGGACCTGTCACAACGGTAGAACTCGCTACCGACGCTCCCGAATCCAGCGTTCATCCATCCTATTTCCTATTCATTGGCCACTGAGGAAATGTCCCATGTACTACAGCAAGACGCTTGGCGGATTTGCATCAAAGGCCATGCATGATGACGCTGTTCGACTATCCAAACAGCGGTACTCGGAGTTACTTGAAGGCCAGGCAAAGGGGCAGCGAATCGTACCCGATGGCCAGGGAAGACCGACACTCGCGGATCCCCCAGCACCAGGGATCGACACACTCGCCGCCCGCAAGCGCCGCGAAATCGCCACCGCCCTGGCCGATGCCCTCGCCGCCGGCATGCCCTACACCATGCCCGATGGCACCGAAGACGTGGTGCAGATGCGCGCCGAAGACCGGCAGAACCTCATGGGGCTGGCCATCGAGGCCCGCGACCTCAAGGCCGCTGGCGTAACGGATGCCGTCCAGGAATTCCGCGCCGCCTCCAACACCCGCTACCCGATGACACCCGACCAGGTCATCGCCATGACCGACGACGCCATGGCCCACTACAAGCAGCTGCTGCAGCGCAGCTGGGATCGGAAGGATGCGATCGACGAGATCCTCGCCGATGAGGCAATGAGCGAGGACGAGAAGCGGGAGGGGGTTGAAGGAATAACCTGGTAGGCAATTGCTACTCTATAAAGAAGAACTCACATGCCCGCCACCGAGCGGGCTTTGTGCACTGTGGGGCAGAAAGCAAATCATACAACGCCGCTGACGATGAGCTTGATTTCGCACTCGTTTACCTGATCTAGCTCAACCTCGATCCGGCTGGGATCAACATGTACCAGCCTTGGTGTTTCCTGGCCGACAAAAGTGACAGAACACACCCCTTTGACAAGCGAAGGAAGGTAGTAGGACTTTCTACCCAGCAAATCGCCAGCAGCAATCGTGATTTCCTGAATGGTTTGTCCGTTATTATATAGCGTGTGACTGCCATCGCTGTTGCTGCCGGATTCCACTTCCGTGGCGCGCTCCTTTACTACAGCCATAGCGCTGCGGTACAACCGGTCCATCTTGTCGTGCAGCTCATCTGCCTCTTTTGACGTTATGCCGCCCATCTTATTGATTAATTTTTCGAGGTCTTTCTTTGAATCTTTCAAATTCCTTGTGACGACCTTGAACTCTGTACCATTGTGCTTTATAAGCACTTCTTTGATGTGATCTTTAAGAAAATAAGCTAAAACCAAGATAAGAAGTGGCCAAGCGACCACTTTAATTATTTCAACCGCGAAGTGTAGGTAGTGAAAGAGAATTTCCATGCCATGAAGTCCCATCAAGTGTGTTTCTGCGCCGAGTATACCTTTCACCAAGGTAGCGGCGCGTAGCATACCCCACTCGGCCATTGCGCTCCCACAGCCCCTGAGGCTGACCAGAACCACCGCCAGCGGAGCCTTTCGCGTGCGCCAATCATACTGTGCCTACCGTCAGCAGTTCATCACCTGATCAGGCGAGAGGCACACCGCAATGGCGAAATTCCTGCACGGGGTCGAGATCCTCGAGATCGCAACCGGCCCCGGCCCATCCAGACCGTGCGCTCGGGCGTGACCGGCATCGTCGGAACCGCACCGGATGCCGAAGGAGCCACGGCCGCCACGCTCACCGTCGAATTCTCCGCCTCCAACACCCGCTACCCGATTACGCCCAACTGGGTCATCGCCATGACCCACTACAAACTGCTTCTGCAGCGCAGCTGGGATCGGAAGGACGCGATCAATGCCGCACTGGCGGATGAGACGATGGGCCAGGCCGCGAAGCGCGAGGGGATTGAGTCCATGCATTGGTGGCTTTGACTGAGCATAAAGACTACCTGCCTCCCAGCGGGCTTACTCCACCAACCGCCTAGCCAAGTTGATATAAAAAAACAGTTCACGTGCTAACGGGGACAGACTGTTCGAGTTAGGGACTGGCCCACTCAGCGCAGCAGTCTCATTTGTTACCAAGCTAGTACGAACAAGACCGTTTATGATCGGCGACAACATGTAACTATCGATACCTAGAGAGGTCTTGCACTCGAGGATAAATGACTCACGAATCTTCTCGTGGTCAAGGCGAAAATCGGCGTCGTAATAGATCTGGTAGCGATGCATCGCTGCCAATATATCAAGCTCTAACTTTGTCAAACCATTCAGCGAACCGATTGCCATTTGGACAAAGTCAGGTTTTTCCTCAACGTCTCCCGACTTGATGCTTCCGATCAAGGCGTCAGCCAAATAATCCACTACGTCTGTATTCGAGCTATGCTCAAAGGCCCTCGCCACCCTCATGAAGGTGGCGAACCGCTCATCGCTAGCAATCAAATCATCGACACTCAATCCCCCCTGGCGCGCTCTCTCTTCCAGCCTCTCGAACTTCCATTCCATGTGCTTGGAGTAGGCCCCTTTGAGTAAGAGCGACACCATTCTTGCACCTACCGTGGCGGGTTCCACCGTATCGTTCTCCTTGGCTTCCGACTGCAAAGTAGAGCTTCCAGTTGTAGAAGGTTGATACACAACCCCCATTGCTAGAGCCTCACCCCCTCCCGCGCAAGCATGACGGCACAGTCATGCTCACCTGCGCAGGAGCCCAACATGGCCCAGGACTACCATCACGGCGTGCGCGTCGTGGAGAAGAACGACGGCACCCGGCCGATCCGCACCGTGGCCACGGCCGTGGTCGGCCTGGTGGCTACCGCCCCCGAGGCCACGCCCGGCGTGACCGCCTCGCTCACCGTCGAATTCGCCGCCGCCAACAGCGGCGTCACCTACACCGCCGCCAATACGGGCACCGACGGCAACGCCATCCGCGTGCGCTACCTCGACCCCGGCAGCACCTCCGCCACCTTGGCAGTCACCGTCAGCGGCAACGACATCACCGTCACCCTGGCGACCGATGCCGAAGGCGAGATCGTCAGCACCGCCGCCGAAGTGGCCACGGCGGTGAACGGCGAGGCGGATGCCGCCGCCCTGGTCAGCGCCGCCGAGGCCGGCTCGGGTGCCGGCGTGGTGGCCGCCACCGGCTGGCAGCGCCTTTCCGGCGGCGAAGACGAACCCTTCCCGCTGGATACCCCGGTGCTGATCACCGATCCGCTGGGCGCCCAGGGCGACGCCGGCGAGGAAGGCACCCTCGCCGGCTCGCTGGACGCCATCGCCGACCAGGTCGAAACGCTGATCGTCGCGGTGCGCGTGGCCGAGGGCGAGACCGACGAGGAGACCAAGACCCACGTCATCGGCGGCGTCGACGAGAACGGCAAGCGCACCGGCCTGCAGGCGCTGCTCGCCGCCGAGCAGCGCTTCGGCGTCAAGCCCAGGATTCTCGGCGTGCCCGAGCTGGACGACGCCGACGTCACCGCGGAGCTGATCGGTGTGGCCCAGAAGCTGCGCGGCTTCGTCTACGCCTCCGCCGGCGGCAGTGCCACCAAGGAAGAGGCTGCGATGTACCGCGAGAACTTCGGCGCGCGGGAAGTGATGATCGTCTGGCCCGACTTCACCGGCTGGGACACCGCCACTTCCAGCACCCGCAAGCACAGCGCCGTGGCCCGCGCCCTGGGCCTGCGCGCCAAGGCCGACCAGCAGATCGGCTGGCACAAGACGCTCTCCAACATGCCGGTCAACGGCGTCAGCGGCATCAGCAAGGACGTCTTCTGGGATCTCCAGGATCCGAACACCGATGCCGGCTACCTCAACAGCCACGAGGTCACCACGCTCATCAACCGCGGCGGCTACCGCTTCTGGGGCTCGCGCACCTGCAGCGTCGACCCGCTGTTCGCCTTCGAGAACTACACCCGCACCGCCCAGGTGATCGCCGACACCATGGCCGAAGCCCACCTCTGGGCCGTCGACAAGCCCATGCATCCCTCGCTGGTGAAGGACATCGTCGAGGGCATCAACGCCAAGTTCCGCGAGTGGAAGCGCCTGGGCTACATCATCGACGGCCAGGCCTGGTTCGACGCCAAGATCAACACACCCGAGGTGCTCAAGGCCGGCAAGCTCTACATCGACTACGACTACACCCCGGTGCCCCCGCTCGAAAACCTGATGCTGCAGCAGCGCATCACCGACCGCTACCTGGTCGACTTCGCCGACCGCGTCGCCGCCGCCTGAGCCGGTTCGGCATCGGGAACCCCGTAAGGAGAACCACGCATGGCACTTCCCAAGATCCTGAAGGACTTCAACCTCTTCGGCGACGGCAACGACTGGCAGGGGCAGATCCAGAGCCTCACCCTGCCCGAGCTCGCCCGGCGCATGGTCGAGTACGAAGGCGGCGGCATGGACGGCCCCATCGAAGTCGACATGGGCAGCCAGCTCCAGGAGATGACCTGGAGCCCGGGCGGCCTGATCATCGACGGCCTGTTCGACACCTTCGGCTCGCCGATCCACGACGCCGCCCAGTTGCGCTTCGCCGGCAGCTACGAGAGCGACGAAACCGGCCAGGTCGTGCCGGTGGAGATCACCGTGCGCGGCCGCCACAAGACCATCGGCATGGGCGAAGCCCAGAAGGGCGACAACTCCCCCGGCGAGGTCACCACCACGCTCAGCTACTACAAGCTCGTCGTCGACGGCGAAACCGTCATCGAGATGGACAAGCCCGGCCTGGTGTTCAAGGTCCGCGGCGAAGACCGCCTGGCCGAGCGCCGCCGGGCCCTGGGCTTGTAAACGCGAACGCCCCGCCGGTAGGGGCCGGCGGGGCGTTCTGGATTCACTCCCTATCTAGGGGCTAGGGGGAACCTGTGGAACAGCTTAGCAAGTTCATGAAGGAGCTGCGAGCCATGACCGAAGGCCTCTCTCCCGGGCGCTTTTACGCCCTCTGGTCCATCGCATTCACCGTCGCCCTTGGCTACCTCATCGGCAATATCCCCTGGGATCTGCTGCTGAACCAATGACACACCACCACCGGAGCCACACCCATGACCGACAAACAAACCGCCGAGCTGCCCCAGCCGCTGACCGAAACCGTCGAGCTCGACGTGCCGATTCAGCGCGGCAGCCAAACCGTCACCGAACTCACCATCCGCAAGCCCAAGTCCGGCGCGCTGCGCGGCGTGGCCCTCACCGACGTGCTGCAGATGGACGTCACCGCCCTCACCACCGTGCTGCCGCGCATCACCCAGCCCAGCCTGAGCAAGGCCGAGATCGGCGACATGGACCCCGCCGACCTCGTCCAGTGCGGCGGCGTGGTGGCCGGTTTTTTGCTGCCCAGGAAGGCGCGGGAGGGCAGCGAGTAAGCCTGCCGGAGCGCGTCGACGACGCCATGGCGGATCTCGCCATGGTGTTCCACTGGACCCCGGCGGACATGGACGCCATGCCCCTCGAGGAACTCATGGACTGGCGCGAACGCGCCCGCCGCCGCGCCGAGCCACCCAAGCCCGCTCGCTAACCTCACCCTTGCTGACAAGGACCGCCGATGGCCCGCGACCTCAAGCTCCAAGTCATCCTGGATGCCGTGGACCGGGCCACCCGGCCGCTCAAGCAGATCTCCCAGGGCAGCAGCCGAACGGCCGAAGCCCTCAAGGCCAGCCGCGAGCAGCTCAAGACCCTGGAGCGCGCCCAGCGCGACCTGCGCGGCTTCCGTCAGCTCAAGGAACAGTCCGACAAGACCTCCCGCGCCCTGGGCGAACAGCAGGGCAAGATCCGCGCCCTCTCGCGCCAGATGCAAAACGCCGAGGGCGACACCGCCTCCCTCGCCCGCCAGCGCGAACGCGCCATCCGCCAGGCCCGGCAGCTCAAGGACCGGTACCAGCAGGAACAGCGCAAGCTGCACGACCTGCGCCGCGGCATGACCCAGGTGGACGGCGTCACCGGCCGCTACAGCGACCAGCAGCGCGAGCTCACCCGGCGCATCCGCGAGGCCAACGGCCAGCTCGAGGCCCAGCAACGCCAGCTACGCAAAACGGCACAAAAGCAACGCCGGGCCGCGGACGCCGCCCGCCGCTACCACCGCGACACCGGCCGCGCCGCGAGAATGGCCGGCGCCGGTGCCGCCGGCATGGCCACCGGCAGCACCGCCCTCTACGCCGGCGCGCGAATGCTCGCCCCCGGCGTCGCCTACGGCGAGCAGATGAGCGCCGTGCAGGCCGTGGGCCGCTTCAACGCCGACGACGAACACTTCCAGGCGCTCAAGGCGCAATCCCGCGATCTGGGCGCCTCCACCGCCTTCAGCGCCACCGAGGTGGGCGCCGGGCAGGAATTCCTGCTGCGCGCCGGCATGAGCGCCGAGGCCATTCGCCGCTCGATGCGCGACGTGCTAGACCTGGCCATCGCCAACAACACCGAGCTCGGCCAAACGGCCGACATCGCCTCCAACATCGCCGGTGCCTTCAAGATCGACCTCGAGCAGGAAGGCGCCATGGGGCGCGTCGCCGACATCCTCTCCGGCACCGCCAGCCGCGCCAACGTGGATCTCCAAAAGCTCGGCGACACCATGAAGTACCTGGGCGGCGCCGAAGATCTCGAGCTCACCATGGAGCAAGCCGCCTCGATGGCCGGCCTGCTCGGCAACATCGGCATTCAGGGCAGCCAGGCCGGCACCACCCTGCGCGCCATGATGAACCGGCTCACCAACCCCGCCGACAAGGGGGCCGCCGCCATCGAATCCATCGGCCTGGAGATCGCCGACGCCCAGGGCAACATGCGCGCCCTGCCCGAGATCCTGCGCGACATCAACACCGCCACCGCCGAGCTCGGCAACGTCGAGCGCAAGGCCATCCTGCAGGACATCTTCGGGGCCGAGGCCGGCTCCGGCATGGCCGAACTGGTCGACGCCATGGGCGAGGGGCAGCTCGACGAGATCGTCCAGGCCCTGGGCGAGAATTACGGCGAGAACGCCCGCATGGCCCGTACCATGGCCGACAACATCGGCGGTGATCTCAAGGCGCTCAACAGCGCCTGGCAGGAAGTGGGCATCACCCTCACCGACACCAACGAAGGCCCGCTGCGCGAGCTGATCCAGAACGTCACCGCCATCACCCGCGCCGTGGGCGACTGGATGAAGGAAAATCCCGAGCTCACCGCCCAGCTGGCCACCGCCGCCGCCGGCATCGCCGCGCTGGTCGCCGTGGGCGGCGCGCTCACCCTCTCGCTCGCCTCGATCCTCGGGCCCATCGCCATGGTGCGCTACGGCCTGAGCATGATCGGCATCATGGGCGGCGGCACCGGCGGCAAGCTGCTCAGCCTGGCCAAGAAGGCCATTCCCGCCGTGGGGCAAGCGCTGGTCTGGCTCGGCCGGCTGGCCATGGGCCACCCCATCCTGGCGCTGATCTCCCTGGTCGCCGCCGGCGCCCTCTACCTCTGGCAGAACTGGGAAACCATCGGCCCCAAGTTCGCCGCCCTGTGGGACGACATGAAGACCTGGCCCAGCCAGGCCTGGGCAGCGATCGAGGCCGCCTTCGACGAGGGCATCGGCGGCATCACCCGCCTGCTGCTCGACTGGTCGCCGCTGGGCCTGCTGTGGCGCGGCATCCGCACCGCCCTCGAGCTGCTCGGTGTGGAGATCCCCAAGGGCTTCACCTCGCTGGGCACCTTCATCGTCGACGGCCTGATCGGCGGCATCGATGCCAAGTGGCAAGCGCTCAAGGACAAGATCGGCAGCATGGCCAGCGGCGTCACCGGCTGGTTCAAGGAAAAGCTCGGCATCGCCTCGCCCTCCAAGGTCTTCGAAGACTTCGGCGGCAACCTGCTCGAGGGGCTCGTCAACGGCATCGACGAGAAGTGGAACGCGCTGAAAGACGCCATCGGCGGTACCGCCGACGCGGTCACGAACTGGTTCAAGGACAAGCTCGGCATCAACAGCCCCTCGCGCGTGTTCGCCGAGCTGGGCGGCCACACCATGGACGGCTACCGGCAGGGCCTGCAGCGCCGCGAGGCCGGCCCCCTGCGCCAGATCGGCGAGTTCGGCAACCGCCTCAAGCGTGCCGGCGCCGGCCTGGCCATCGGCGCCGCCACCCTGCCTGCCGCGGCGGACGTACCGATCGACAACCGCCCGCCGCTACAGGCCGCCGGCGGCGGTGACGTGAATATCACCATCGGCGACATCAACGTTCACCCCTCACCGGGCATGGACGAGCAGGCTCTGGCCCGCTACGTCGCCGCCGAAGTGCAGCGCGCCCTGGCCGAGGCCGAGCGGGATGCCGCCGCCCGCAGAAGAAGTGCTCTATATGATACTGATTAGTCCATTTACTCACGGATATCGTTGTAGCCTTTAATGCAAAAAAAAGCAGTCAGCGCAGCAGTTCCATAGAAGATAATCGAGAGAAAAGTCAGGATAAATTCATGAAATTTACCAAGCTCACTCATATCAACTGGCAAAGGAGCACCAGAAACAAAGAATTGCATAACAGAGGCAACAATACCTGATATCAGCGCACCACCAAGATAAGGCGACCTCGCTTTTGAAAGCCCTATAACAACACCAACAAGCAGCATAAAACCTTGGATATCAGCACTTCTTACGACCATGAATATCCCCCTTCTATCATCAAGAGTGAAGACAGAAAAAACTGCGACCACCACAGTAAGAAGAGTAAAGCCAAAACCGATGTTCAAACCAACATTTTTCATGTGGATTAATCCCTGATGATGATGACATTCGGAATGTTCGTCTTCGGACTCTCCACCGCCGCCTACCAGGAACTGCAAAGGCAGACCGCCTGGCGGCACCAGGCACAGGGCCGAGTCGGCCGACGTCCAGCCAGACAGTTTCTGGGTATCGGCGAAGAGAGCATCACCTTGAACGGCACCCTGCTGCCGCAATTCACCGGTGGGCAGCAGAGCCTCGACCAGCTGCGCGAGATGGCCAACCAAGGTGCCGCCTGGCCGCTGATCGAAGGCACGGGCACCTACTACGGCCTCTACGTCATCGCCTCGCTCAACGAGCGCAAAAGCAATTTCATGCGCGACGGCGCCGCCCAGCAGATCGAGTTCGATCTCACCCTGGAGCGCATCGACGAAGACGACGCCAGCCACCTTGCCAGCACTGCTGCCATGCGCGCCCTGGTGCCCGCTCTCAATGGAGCCCTGGCATGAGCCTATTCAGCGAGCCGGGCCGCCCTGCCCGCACCCCGGATTACCGCCTGACCCTGGCCGGCCAGCGCATCAGCCCCCAGCTCGGCGCGCGCCTGCAGCGCCTGCGCCTGACCGATCGCCGCGGCCTCGAGGCCGACCAGCTCGACCTCACCCTGGAAGACCACGACGGCCGCCTCGCCCTACCGCCCCGCGGCGCCGAGCTGCACCTGGCCATGGGCTGGAAGGGCGAGCCGCTGGTCGACCGCGGCACCTACATCGTCGACGAAGTGGAGCACTCGGGCGCCCCGGACGTGCTAACGATCCGCGCGAGATCCGCCGACATGCGCCAGGGGCTGCCCGGCAAGCGCACCCAGAGCTGGGACGACATCGCCCTGGGCGACATCATCGCCACCATCGCCGAACGGCACGACCTGGAGCCCAAGACCGGCCAGCACCTCCAGGGCATCTACCTCGAGCACATCGACCAGACCGAAGAGAGCGACTTGCACTTCCTGACGCGGCTGGCCGAACGCTACGACGCCATCGCCACCGTGAAGGCCGGCCGGCTGCTGTTCATTCCCGAAGGCACTGGCACCACCGCCGGCGGCACCGAGATCCCACCCATCCGCCTCACCCGCCAGGCCGGCGACCGCCACCGCTACAGCGTGACCGACCGCGACGCCTACACCGGCGTGGTGGCCGAATGGCACGACCCCGATGCCGCCGAACCGCGCGAGGTCATCGCCGGCAGCGCCGGCGAACCCAAACGCCTGCGCCCCACCTACGCCACCGAAGCCGACGCCCTGGCCGCCGCAGAGAGCGAATGGCAGCGCCTGCAGCGCGGCGGCGCCGCCTTCACCCTGGACCTCGCCGAAGGCCGCCCCGAGCTCAACCCCGAAACACCGGTAACGCTGGCCGGCTGGAAGCGCGAGATAGACGCCACGGCATGGCTGATCACCGAGATCGGCCACGAGCTCAGCGACAGCGCGCTGACCAGCTCGCTGCAGATGGAGCTGGCTAGTCGACCCGATGCTGATTGACACTTGTCCTACAGACCAAAATACACTATATATTGTAGCTATAGGGTAATAGCGATCTATATATGGAATCAGAGGTGTACCATGGGCTCGGTCAACAAGAGCGCTGTCACCGGACGGTTCGTTAAGGAAAGCACCGTCAAGAGCAACCCGAAAACCACCTACAAGCAGACGACCAGCAAAGGTGGGTGCGGTCCGAAAGGAAAGAAGGGAAAGTAAACCCTGGGCCGACAGCGAAAGCCCCTCACCATCCCTGGTGAGGGGCCGATTACCTGTGCCGCGTGCCTTCATCCATGGCGGCCGTTACGGCTCGCGCTTCCTCGGCGACACACCCTCATGATTGCCCCTGGCACGCGCCCGCTCCATCATCAATCTTCACCGGCTCATGTAAGCCAAAACTGACATCACCACGCATACCGCCTCGCCTGGCTGACCACCACGCCCCGCAGATCCGACTGCCGGGCCCAGACCGACTCCCGCGGCCCGACGGTGGGTATCAACCGGATCCGCCCACCGATCCGGTGCCCCTTGAACAACCGCTGCTCGCCCTCGCGCTCGACCACCACCAGGTCGGCATGCTGGGCCGGGCGGGCTTCATCCACTACCAGCAAATCGCCCTCGATCACCGGGCCGCACACCCCGGCGTCTTCCCCCACTTCCACCAAGTAGCAACTCGGCGCGAACTGCGAAAGGTCATACCCGGCCAGCGCCGGATGCTTCATGCCCGCCACCAGCGGGCCCAGGTAGATCACGCGCATTGCCCTGCCTCGCTTCTTCTTCTCGCAATCTAGGCCACGGCCAGCTAGCCCAATGACCGCTTGGCATGACCGACGATTCTGTAATACTGTATATAACAACAGTATTAGAGAAAAGCTCACGACCGGGAAATCGTCGATCACAAACGGTATAGTAGGCCGCCGTGGGTACGGGTTCACCAACAGCACCGATGGCACCCAGATGACAGAAAAAAAGTCTACGAAACAAAGACCTATCGGAATCGATCTTTTCGCCGGCGCAGGTGGCATGTCCCTCGGCTTCGAGCAAGCCGGCTTCGACGTAGCCGCTGCGATCGAGATCGACCCCATTCACTGCGCAACCCACGAGTACAACTTCCCCCACTCGAAGGCGATCTGCTCCAGTGTCGTCGACGTGACCGGCGACGAAATCAGACAGCGAGCCGGAATCGGCGGCCGAGAGGTCGATGTGGTGTTCGGCGGTGCACCCTGCCAGGGCTTCTCCTTGATTGGTAAACGGGTTCTCGACGATCCTCGCAATCGGCTGGCATCGCACTACGTTCGACTGGTCGAGGAGCTCGAGCCGAAATACTGCGTCTTCGAGAACGTCAAAGGGCTGACGCTGGGAAAGCACCGCAAATTCCTCGATGAAATGATATCGGCGCTGGACGCTGCCGGTTACGACGTCGTCATGCCTTATCGGGTGCTGAACGCAGCGGATTACGGCGTTCCCCAATCCCGTCAACGCCTGTTCCTGATTGGAGCGCGGAAAGGGCTACCCGCACCGGCATACCCGGAACCGCTGAAGGAGGGCGCTACCGTCTGGGATGCCATCGGCGATCTGCCCGATGCCAACACTTTCGAAGAGCTGAAGACGACCGATGCCGTGCGTACCGAATGGACTACCGAGTCGACATACGCACGGCGGCTGAGAGGTCTCGAGCGCGACCCAGGCGACTACAGCTACCCTCGAATCCACGACCCCGACCTCCTGTCGTCGAGCCTACGCACGGAGCACACCGACCTTTCGAAGAGCCGCTTCGCTTCGACGGAACCCGGTAAAACCGAGCCCGTAAGCCGCTTTCGCAAGCTGGATCCGGAAGGACTGTGCAATACCCTGCGTGCCGGCACCGATAGCGCTCGTGGCGCCTTCACCTCGCCGCGGCCGATTCACCCGAGCCTGGCTCGCGTGATCACGGTTCGCGAAGCGGCTCGCCTCCACTCGTTTCCGGACTGGTTCCGTCTGCACTCGACCAAGTGGCACGGCTTCAGGCAGATCGGCAACAGCGTTCCGCCCTTGCTCGGCAGAGCGGTGGCCGGCCAGATCATGCAGGCCCTGGGTGCGACGCCGAAGAAGCCGAGGAGAAAGCTCGAGCTCAACGAAGCCGAATTTCTCTACATGGACATGGGCGATGCCGCCGGATACTTCGGCGTACCGCACGACACCATCGCCCAAAGAACGCGAAAAAACGCACCGAAAAAGGTGGTAAGGGATAAAGCCGATGTCGGGTGAAAAGAAGGGCCGCAAGCCCAATCGCTATACGGCTATCATCCAGCGCATATTCGACGACCATTACGTGCCCGGCGACATGGAATTCGAATTCGCAAGGGATGAAGCCGAGGCCATCGCCGCTGAGCTGGAGATCGAGTTGCCGAAGAACATCGGCGACATTTTCTATTCGTTCCGCTACAGAAACGAGCTCCCGGAAGCGATCACATCGACCGCAGAACCGGACCTGGAGTGGATCATCGAAGGTGCCGGACGTGCAAGGTATCGGTTCAAACAAGTAAAGCTTAGCCGAATCGTACCCCGCGACGATCTCGTCACTGTCAAGATTCCCGACGCCACGCCGGAAATCATCGGCACCAACGCCCTGGGCGATGAGCAGGGTCTGCTGGCCAAGGTGCGTTACAACCGGTTGATCGACGTATTCCTAGGTATCGCCGCCTACTCGCTCCAGAACCACCTGAGAACGACCGTCAAAGGGTTGGGCCAAATCGAAATCGACGAGATCTATGTCGGAGTGAACAGTAACGGCCAGCAGTACGTCGTCCCCGTTCAAGCCAAAGGCGGCAAAGACAAACACGGGGTCACCCAGACCGAGCAAGACATTCGCTGCTGCGAACAGAAGTTCCCGGACCTGATCTGCCGCGCCGTCTCCGCACAGTTCATGGAAGATGATCGCATCGCTATGTTCGAGCTGACCGTAGAAGACAGCGAGATCAAGGTCGTTCGCGAGAAGCACTACAAGCTCGTGCCCTCGAGCGAGATCTCCTCCACCGATCTCGACGTCTACGCCAGAATGGAGTGATCGCTACCGCCGACCGCCACCTAACGAGCGAGGAGGCCACATTGATCGACCACGTCGACACCAAGACTCGCTCCAGGATAATGGCCTCGGTCGGCGGTAAAAACACCGGCCCCGAAATGGCGCTGCGCCGCTACCTGCACAAGCGTGGCTATCGCTTTCGCCTCCACCGCAAAGACTTACCGGGCACGCCGGACCTGGTGCTGCCGAAATACCGCCTCGCCATCTTTGTGCACGGTTGCTACTGGCATAGGCACGCCGGCTGCTTCTACGCTTCGACACCGAAAACGAACGAGCTCTTTTGGAAAGAAAAATTCGACAAGAACATCGCTAGGGATCGCAGGCAGCAGGCCGAACTGCAGCGTCTGGGCTGGCGAGTGCTGATCGTATGGCAGTGCGGCTTGCGTTTCTCCTTGGACAGGTTGGGAGAAACGACCGAACGCATCGAGAGCGGCACGGAGCTTGCCGAGTGGCCAAGCGCTCCTCCGCGGCCACGCCTCTAAACGATCGAGACAGGGCATACCACACCGCCTGGCACCTGCGCTGCGCGCACCGCACCCCACGCTGGACCACGCGGTGGGAAGAGATCCCTGCAGTTGAGGCTGGCCAGAAACATCAACGCCCCGGTAAGGACCGAGGCGCATAGAAGGCGAGAAGGAAGGAAGAATCAGCCCCCTGCAAAGCGGATGATGGCAAAAACCAAAGCCGCCACCGCGATGATGGTGCCAACATTCCACTTGATGATGTTGGCCTCGGTGCGTGCAAGCGACTCCTTGGTGGCCATCGTCTCCTTGACGACCGCCACTTCCTGCTCCAGATGCCGTAAGCGCTGGTCCATATCCGGTGGCTCCCCGCCGCCATCCAGCGGCCTCAAGTGACGAACGTTTCTGTCAACCATTGTCACCCTCATCTTCCATGAACGCCAATACTTCGATGTCACGGATGTAGTGGATATAGCCGCAGTTTAAACAAACCCGCAAAAACTCACCGTAACCACGGCGGGAACCATCCTCCAGCTCATGCAACACTCTAACAGCAGGGGCTTGGCCTTCACCTAAAAGATCTCCGTGAGGCTCGAAAACCGAGATACTCATCTGGCCAGACCGGCACATCGGACAATTGTCGCCGATGCCCTTGGCCTCCAAAAAGCGTTTGATCACGCCACCGGTGACCCGATAATCGAAGCTGATCATCCCATCGGCGCCCTCTGAAGTAGGAGTAAAAGATAGCACAGAGTAAGGGTAATCTCCCGCCGTACTGAAGCAACCAAATCCGCATCATCATTCATCGGCCGACTCACTCGCACGCTCACCGGCTCGTGCGGCCGGTAGCCCCACCACACCTAGTCCATCACCAGCGACGCGTCATCGCTGGGATGGCGAACCGCTGTGATCCAGGTGCCCAGATTCAGGATGTGGGGTGGCGCCTGCTCTCGGGCCCCGGCGGCTGACGGAGGACAGGTGAAGTGTTGAGCTTTAGGGATATTTAAATAAGTTCATCTTGTAACTCTCTTTATACAAACCCCCCAAGCGGCGACCACCTCACTTAGCCATCTCCACTCCTTATTTTCATCTAGATTGAATAATTTATATGACTTGTGAGGCGAGCATTCAGCCATGGTATTATAGCAATGTCTCGCAATATTCTCACTTATACCTTCACAAACCCACACTTCACCCTCGAACTCACTGACTAAACCAGTCCAATAGCTTTCACCAACTCGTGCATCAATATTCAACGCATCCTCAATTTTAAGGCCTTTCTTATGGTCAAAAAAATCTCTGAAACCTTTATCATCCAAATATTCAAACCTTGCTAAGCAACTTCGTCTTTCATGAGGAATAGATTTACAAACTATCTCCTTGGGGATTATGTTCTCTATCTCTCTACAGTTCAAAACCTCCAGAAAGTATAACTCATTAAGTCCTTTCGAATAACCATTAAACCTCTTGGCCGTCCCACCAATCGAACCTTCGGGGTGAGATTTATCACTATCTAAAACACATAGGACAGGATTACCATCGTTTAAGAGCCTGACAAACTGATCGAACGTGGTAGCACCGCCCCCATGATAGCATGCAAACCTGATATCGTGCTGACCATAAAGCCCTTTATGAATGAGATTAAAAATTGCACCGTAATAATAAATATCTGAATCGTCAGTGTTCTCTACAACAAACCTAGACTTTTGCCAGAATGAACTATCAAGAAGCCTACGATAGCCAACTACAATCTTTTTACCATCCACGCAATTTAAAGCATCCTTATCCTCAAAGCTCACCTCGAGATGAAAGAGGAAATTTTCATGAAAGCTTTTCGCGCCCCTTACAAACTCATTAAGTTTAGACAACACTCGTTGAACATATGGCCCGAGGCAATTTTCTTGTATCAAATAACGCACTAGACTCTTCGGCATCCAAAGTACATTTTTCCCTTCGCCAAATGAGTTAACTGCATGCCCAATTACTCTGAGCTTGTTCTCCTCATCCTCTGAGAAGTCAGGAAAATCGGGGATTCTAACAATCATAACGCCCCCGACTATGCTGAAAGAAAGCCGGCCGGCCAATCAATCAAGTAGCCGTCCTCATCAAAACCGGACGACTTTGTCTCAGTCAAACCTTCATCAGTTTTGTTGAATATTGTTATCCCTAGGTTTTTGCTTTCAATTTCCTCGCGTTCAATGGCATCGCCAAAAGCTTCAATAATATGATTACTATGGGTCTCAAAAACAAACCTGATCTTTCTTTTAGATTTCAACGAAGAAAGCTTGGCTATTGCAGCAGCAAATTTATACTGCAACAATGGATGCAAGTGAAGTTCAGGTTGCTCAATCACAATAAGAGAATCAAAGGGCCGAAGTGAAAAATTAAACTTCCTACTCCCAACAATATTTTCTTTTTCTAGCCAAATAGAGACTACGATTGGCAAAACTTGAGAGTAGCCAAATCCCATGTCACTGATATTAAAATACTTGCCCTCGCCCTCCTCTTTTATTAGCAATGCGTAATGCGACCCCTTGCCCGACATCTCCAAGGAGAATCCAAAATTCTCTTCCATCCAATTTTTAAGCAAGCTCTTTTGCCTACTATCTAAAGAATTTATGACCATTGGCAAGTTAGAGCCTAAATGGTCAATCTCATCAACTTGGAGATCTTGATACCTATAAAATCTTTCTGCAGATGCACGAACCGGACCTAAATATCTAACACCCAGAAAAAAAGAATTCAGAGTTGAATTCGCTTCTTGCACCACGTCTGTGATATGCAAGCACAAATTATACATCTGAATAACTTCGCCAACCTCATCTTCGTACCCTTCCACATTCTTTTGAAACTGACTGTTAGAATAAAAGGCCTTTTTAAAATAAGAAAAACCTTCTTCCTTACCCATCAGCCCCATAGACTTTATTGCACTTAGCACTGAATCTGGCTGCTTTGTTTTATGATGCCAAGACATTAGGTAATCTTTCATCTTTTCCACAATCTCTGGGAATATTTGTCTTGACAAAAACACACGCTTCCCAGAGCTCCTTTCTTTAAAAATCACCCGAGGTATAAGACTACCTGCAATTACACGATAAGATTTTTCAAATTCAACTTCATACCCAACTTTATCATTTCTAGCCACAAAGCTATAAACATCATTGTTTTTTATCTTTAAATCAACTACCGTATTATCAAGCTCAATCTTTAACGAGCTTGCAGAGGTGGTATTGTTGTAATTAGAAACACCTATACTAATATTCGGAGATATCGAAAATCTCTCTTTCTGAATAACGATATCAATTAGATTATCTTCATCATCAAAAGTTTCTGATATATAATCCTCCGATCTCGAAATACTTAAATCAAAATCAAAAAAAATCTCATCACAATTTCTTAAAGCATTTATTGCGGCATCAAAGTCCCCGAAGTCCACATAGTTACCAAACCATAAAATAGGCCCTTTTGTCTTCTCCTCCATTGACTGCCTCAACAAAGGAAATAGCCTAGCAAATGTGCTCTTCCCAGAGCTATTCTTTCCCACAAAAACATTAATATCACGTATAGGGATATATTCTGATTTCATCGGAAAGCTACGTAGATTTCTAACTCTAATAGAATTAACAGAGCTCAAAATAAACACCCCGCATAGATAAAATTCATACGACTTAAAATGAATGTCTAGCTCAACTCACTCTACCAATCCGAATCTCACACCGCCCCAGGATCTCCACGTCCTTCATATCCTGCGGCTTGATCAATTCCGGCTGGTAGTGCTCGTTATCGCTGATCAGCAGCCAGGCGCCGCCGGCCACCCGCTGCACGCGCTTGATGCGCCGCTCTCCATGCACGAGCAGCAGAAACACCCCTTCCGGCTTCGGCTCGCGGCGGCTGCGGTCCACCAGCACCCAGTCGCCGTCGGCGAGGGTGCCGTCCATCGAATCGCCGCGCACCTTGATGCCGACCACCTGGGCCGGGTCCAGCCCCTGGGCGGCCAGTTGGTCAGTGGGGAAGTAGAGCGTGGTCTCGACCTCTTCCTGCTCCAGCGAGCGGCCATCACCGGCGGCGGCCTCGATGTCGTACATGGCCACCGGTGAAAGCCCTTCCTCTGCAGGCTCAACCCCCTCAGCATCGTTGGTCGAACGAATACCACTGACCACGTACTGAATGTCCACGCCGATCTTCGCAAGGCTCTCCAGGTAGAGGGCATCAGGATGCCTTTTGCCCGTTTCGTAGTTCGATTGGGCAAATTTCTTGACCCCTCCAACCTCGCCAAAAGCCGTCTGTGACAAGCCTAGCCGGGTTCGCTCTTCTCTGAGCCGCTCGCCAATGTTGCTCAATGTCACACATTTCACCCTTGACAGTTGCTCGTTTGAACAACATGCTTAGAAAACAGTCTTTCAAATCACATCACAAGGGAGTCACTGCCATGACCGCCCCGCAACCCATCACAGCCACGCTGCCGATGCGCCCGCTGGTCAACAAAGCGGCAACGTCAGGCCCAACCTGGTTTATGGCCCAGGCGCAGAGCTTCCTGGAGCTCGAGCAGTTTGTGCTGCTCTTCCCTCACGAGCGCGTCTTGCTCGGGATCGTCCGCCTGGTAAAGCGCCTGCTCAGCCCGCTCGGCCTGGGCGATATAGCGGTCCACCATCTTACGGCGACCACTCCGAGCCAGGTTCTTGCGGACGTTGCCAAGGACTTCGCCTTTGGTGTGGCCATCCGCATCGGCCAGAAAAGCAATTTTGTTAAGCCGCATCCCCTGGGGGCGGGGCGTGATGTCCATCAGGACGCCTTCCGGGTCACGCCAGACGGCGTGCCACTCCGCCTCGATCATCACTTGATCTTACCCAGCAATCGTGGACACCGATCTAAGCGATCACTCGGGCCTCGAAGGCCTCTGGGCTGATCATCCCAATCGCACTGTGCCGGCGCTGCCGGTTGTAGTCCATCTCGATGTACTCGAACACTTGCCGCCGCATGGCGTCCCGGGTCTCGAAACGCTCGCCATGGATCGCCTCGACCTTCAGGCTATGGAAGAAGCTCTCGGCGCACGCGTTGTCGTAGCAATTGCCCTTGGCACTCATGCTGCACTTCAGCTCGTGCTGGATCACCAGTGACTGGTACAGGGTCGAACAATACTGGCTGCCG